TTCGGCCGATTTAGATTATGCGTTTCAACAAAGTGGCAATAAGTCGCGAGAAGTTGTTTTTAATTCGGGCGAATTCGCCCGAATTAGATTGATATGTGCATTTTTTTTGTTTATATTGCAATGTGCAAAAATTGCACATTTCTATTTAGGTGGAATTCCACCAAATTAAAACCCCCGAATTCGGGGGAATTAAAATTAACCAATACTCCATGATTTTGAGAATTCCTGCCCTGCAAACAGTTCGGGCAGTCCGTTTGATAACGACAACCGCAAGATTTCATCTGCCGACATCCCAACTTTTTTTGTCAAAAATTCATTGTCGCAACCTAATTCTCGCCATTTCTTAATCATCTTTGCCGCTGGCTCAACATTGCACCCCCACCTCTTCCGTGTAAAAAACAATAGGTTTGGTTGGTTGCCATTTGTTTATTTCCGCAACATATCCCGCATCTTTGATTAGCGCAGCTGGCGCTATCCACGCAATGACATCATAATCAGCACGCAATTTTGTCAATTCAATCATTGTCCTTGTCTTGCCCGTGCCCATCTCCATGAAGAGCGCACCTGCACGTAGTTTTGACAGTTTTTTGATAGCCGATGTCTGTTCTTGTGTTAATGTCATATCTTCACAAATATTAACACAATTATGTTTTCTAATCATTTTTTACTTTTCTCGTGCATAAACTCCCAAGAAAATTCACAAATCTTTTTACCATAAAAATAATATCCAGAACCTTGATATCTTTCTTTGATTGAAGCTATGTCGTCTAATGTTCGCCAAAACATAACACAATCAAAAACACAATTTTGTAATTTTTCATCCCATCTGTCTTTGTTTTTTACAATCCAAACGCCAGAGGATTCATTTGGTATTACCTCATATCCATCAAAATTATAATCTAATTGTTTTTTACTTACAGGACATCCACAAGCACGAGAAGGGGTGTGTTTAATTCCTTTTTCTACTAATTTTTGAAATTTCTTAAATGTTTTTTTATCAAACAATTTTTGCTTTTCCTCTTGCTCTTTTTTGGTTTCACTCTGTCTTTGCTGGTAATTTTTAATATTATCTTCAAGATTATCAACAAAATTATCTGCAAGTTCTTTTGCCTTGTTGTAAATACTATTATTATAACTATAATAATCGTTGCAGTAATCTCTTACGTTGTAAGTTGATTTCAGACAAGATATTAACAAATCTTGCAATATTTTCTTATGCACTACATCATTACTCATAAATCATATTAATAAACTGTGTGCCAGTTGCAGAAACGCACTGGCGGGCGCTGTTAAAAGTTATTTTATATGAATTGTCTTTCGCGCAATAGCGCTAATTGGTCGTGTCATATACACACCTCCCTATCTGCGTCAGGTGGTGTCGTGATGTCCTTCAAGCTCTTGCCAATCAGGTCGCTTGCGGTGTCCTTTTTTTTCGTGAACGTGGGCTGAAAGTATAATGGAATATGCTCACACGTGCAAATAGTATCTCCATCCTTGTCAACCTCCACAATGTAATACCTGCCACACTGCACGCCATAATACTCGCCAAACTCGTCTTTAATGACAATTTTGTTTTGCGCAAGAGCCATTTGAATAAAACGATAACTCCCGCCAGTTTCAATATATTCTACTACGCGTTGCAACTCATTAAAATTAAACTCGGCCACATGTCTACAAGAGAACCGTGGCAAAAACTCCTTTGATTTGCCGTCCCATTTATAAGATTCGTTATATTCAAAAAGACGCCTATTCTCCTCGCAAAAACTCGCAAGTGTCATTTTTCTAAATTTCAAATCATTCATAGTAACAACTCCCCCTCTATCCTCAATATCTTTGTCTGCATCTTCTTTTGAAGTTTTCCAAACATGATGCCATAGCCCGCAACCCCCTTTTGATCCCTCAAAATGTTTTACGAGAAAATATTTTTTGTTTTTCAAATCATCAAACCCATTTGCAGAACAAAAACAGTTCTTTTTAAATTCTAAATTCAACATATAAAAACTTTTAACATATATTTTATAACCTTTTAATTTTAATTGTCAAGCTTTTTTTCAAAAAATTTATTGCCTTTTGGAAACCCTCTGCGTTCCAATCAAAACTCAAAACTTCATGCAAGCTATACTACCCCTTCTCGCCCTTGAAACAGTCAAGCGGCGGTTCGGACGGTGTTTCTAAGTGAACTACCCAGCCGCTAAAGACGACTGGGCTTCTTGCTTCATTGAAAATTGATTATTATTGATTTTGACTTTTACATCTCCATCAACAATAATTCTTACATTCTCTCCACAAGTATAATCGCCAGTTCCTGACGATGTGGATTGTTGTTGTAATCCACAAACAAGAATATAGATAGCACTTTTTATGTCTCTATCATATTCAAAACCACACTTCTCACACTTGAATACTCTATCATTTAATGATACAGCATTTTTGCGTCCACAGAAGCATTTTTTGGTTGTTGCAATTTCACTTTTTATCACTCTAATATCGTGGGTGCTTTGCAAATCTTTCAATTTGCTTTTTATCGCCCCAAGATTAGAGTGCTGAACTGAACGACCAAATATTCCTTTATGCCATTGACTGACTAACTCATCTTGCAAGCAAATAATATCATTTTCTTTGACTAATTTGCTGACTAATTTATTTGTTGCATCTTTTTTTCTATTATTGATTTTTTGAAATTCAATATTTATCTTATTTCTCAATTTTAATCTATTTTTACTTTTTTTGTTGTTTTTGTCAAGTAATTTCCTGCTTTCGTGCCTTTGCAATCTTTTTAATCTTTTTGTCTCTGGGAAATCAAACTTGTATTTATCTCCATTGCTTGTTGTTATAGTGTCTTTTATACCAAAATCAAGTCCTATTGCTTGATTTGTTGGTTTTCTTTGTATCTTATCCTCCATTGATGTTATTTGAAAATAATAACCATCTGCTTTTCTTACTAATTTCAAATTGCTGAATTCTTTGACATTTTTGAGTTGAGAATAACCGAATACTCTAAATGCTTTTTTACATCCTTGAATTTGTATTTTATTTTGTCCAGCAAATCTCCAAGTTATTTTGTATTGCGGATAATCTATGCTGTTGATTTGAGGTGTAAATTTTAATCTACCGACTGATTGAATATGCTTTGCTTTTAATACTGATAATGCTTTTATACTATTGCATATTCTTTGATGCAGTTGCCTCTTTAATGAACTTGACAAATATTCAAGTTTTCTGTCCTCAAAAACATCTTTCTTTTTGATTTTCACTATATCTTGTTTTAATATGTCTTTTACATCATTATATTTCATTGAAATATCATTTTGCAGAAGAAAATTGTAAAACCACTTTGCTTCAATGAAAATCTTGTGTAAATATTCTTGTTGTTGTTTTGATAATTTTTGATTATTTACTTTGAGAGTATATGTTTTTATCGTTTGCGATTTTCTCCGCTCACGAGTTGCCTGTCTTGTTGCTTTAATTTGTAATCTTTTTGCCTTACTACAAGCGACCATATACTTTTATTAAAATTTAAATATCATTTTGTAAAAGTCAAGTTTTTTTACAAAAAAAATTCTTGACTTTTATTTTTTACCCTGCAAAAAAAATAGCAATTCATCACAGTGGCTGAAGACCCTCTGTGTTTTCTTGCAAAAATTATTATAAACCATTTTCTTTTCTTGCTCCGTGAACCCCAAGCCGTCAATAATCATGCTCTTCCCAGTCATATTTAATCAATTCCCATTAAAACATTAATAATTTTTTGTATATGCTTATCAGCGCCATAACAATCATTCAACAATACTTCGTTAGTTTTCTTGTCAATAGTAAAAAACACCCCACTCCTCCGTTCCTTACCATTCACACGCTCCAACAAAAAGCATTTAATCCTATTGTTAGAATTACTGCTCCTTTTACTTTTTGTGCAAACAAACAAACCATTGCTATATTTTTTACAAACTTCAATATTAGTCATATTAAAACCCTATACTTTTCAAAAACTCATCCGCCCCCGTGTCGTAATCCCAGTAATGCACTTGCACTCCGTCAATATCAACAATGAAATCTACCCGCTGCGTGCCATCAACCACGCTCTTGCTAAACATTACTTTTTTGTGTGTGTCTATTTTTTCTTTTTTGAACTCTTCCCACACACCAAACCCCCACCAACTCTCAATTTTTCTCCTTTGGACATATTCGTCAATCTCTTCCTTTGTTTTACAATCTAAATTGTCATAAGTTTCGATCTCCATGTCCTCGTTAGCCGCCGCAATGTATTCAGGAAGTAGATCAGAAGAAACATAATCGCCAATACTGCTATCATTGATATATTCTATTATCTTCTCCGCATCCTCCCGCGTGCACCTGTTATAATAAACAATATAATCAACATCATAATAATTTGGAACAATCACATCGTTATTATTCCACACCTTGCGGAGTAGCTCCCGTGAAGTATAACTATCCAATACAGTGCCTCTCTCCTCTTCATTCAAATTATTTAATAATTCGTTTATTTGCTCTATTTTATCATTCATACTCACCAATTAAAACACATCAATTAACATTTTCCATCTAAACCCCCATCAAGCCGCTTTTAACTCTTCTTCCGTGCTTTCGTAATCAAAACCAACTTTGATCTCCTCTTCAAAAATCTTTTTAAATTTTTGTCGTGCCTTGCCAGAGTAGCACGCACAAGAACATCTAAAAGCCCACATCAAGCGCTTATACATATCTTGCTTTGATATATCTTTAAAATCAATATAAGATGCAATATTTCTAAAAATATGCATATGCGGTTGATCTTCTTTTTTTGCATCAAACCCACACGTTGCAAAACACACCCCATTTATAAACATGCTCGCACCCTTGAAATGTCCGTCAACATATTGTCTATCAAACATAACGTAGTTGTCCCAGTAGATGCTTGTTTGTTTTTCTGTCATGACGCGCGCCGCCTTTGCACTGTGCTTTTCAATGCAATAACCGCCATCGGCGCACCATTGCTCCCGTGCAAACTCCTTCGCTGCCCAGTAATACCCGCCAAGCTCCTTGTGTAGTTTTTTGATGACTCGGCCGTCAATGTAATCAAAAACAAATGGAACTCTCACCGCCTTATACCCATCATCTGTTTTGCCAATAGCAATTTCAGTGTATTCCTTTGTTTTCAATTTTTTACTTGCTAAAACCAAAAATTTATCATGAAAATATCCGTAATAAGCCATAAATTTAACTTTTAAACACATTTAATATTCAACTCTCTTATTTAACCCTCTATAAACCCCCTCAAAAAAATTTGTTTCTTTTCTTTTTGTTTTACCAAAAGCTCGTGATAAAGCCCGGCGGACTCTTCGCTTGTTATGTCTGCCGTATCTCGCCACTTCCAAAAATCATTTTCTTCTTTGTCGCACCTTTTTTCAAAAGCCCTGTTCAATTGTTGCAAGCAGACATATTTTTCTTTTTCCATCTTGACATTGCCAACGCCGCCATATTGCCCTTTTCTTCTTCCATATGGAGTTGCCCAATCTACCCAATACTCGCCATTTTTACAATGTGCCGTAAAATACACACCATCATTAAAAATTTGTCTAACCATCATATCAAAAAAAATTAAAACCATAAAATTTATAAATATTATCTGTTGAATACGCTTTGTAATCTTCATAACTATGATTACTAAACCAAACGCCATTTTTCCAATGCCCCAGTTGCTCGTTGAATATTTTATATTTTCGCGGCGTCAGAAAAACGACCTTGTTATTTTTTCCTAAAATTTCTTTAAAATCATCACCTTGCACGTCCAGCACACCGCATTTAAGCAACGTTGCCATTATTTTAGTGTCGCTACAACATCTCAAAGATGGAAGAATATTTAATATGCCATTATGCCCCATCATCACGTTGTCGTTTATTTTAAACGGATGACAATTTCTTTTATTGCAAACGCTCCCTGTCGCAATTCTGCTATGAAAAAGCACAGGACTCGTTGCCTCTTTATACGCAATTTCTAATGCCTGTTGACAAAATTTTAAACTTTTCTCAAAACTTGTTTTTCCAAGTTTTTTGATAACTTGTCTGTTGCCAACATAATAGCCAATGCCACAGCCATCGGGGTTGTTTTTTAGACAACTTGACAGCTCCGCATTGTTTATTTTTTTTCCTTTTTTTATTAAAACCAAAATACACATACCAATATCATTAAACTTCCCTTATTTATATTTCCAATAATTCTAAAAAATCATTGTCTTCCTCAAAAATAACAGCCATTTTTTTTGTCTTTTTCAAAAGCAATTTGATAAAGCCATAATAACTTGCTATGATGTTCGCGTTCAACGTCCCCTTGAATAACCTTACTTCTATGGTTTTTCTGTTGAAAGTCACAAAATTGCTATGACTACTCATTGTTTGCCAAATATCAGGGTTCATCGCACGCTTCAACTCGCTAATATATCTGTCTAAATTGTTTAGATTGCCAATGTAATTAAGAAGATTGACATAATCCCTATAATTTCCAAAATTTCTTTTACAAACTTTTTGCAAAAACTCTCGGTTTTCCCATTCGCCTAAACTTTTGACAAAATTATAAAAGTGCTCATTTGTTGCAAAATTGTTGATGCTAATGTGTATATGATGCCCGCAAGTAGCGTTTGTTGTAGCAAATGGATTTATTATTGTTAGTATCTTGACAAGGTCTGTTTCTTTTTCTTGAGTTTTACGGATCTCTTCAAGCTTCGTAAATTTTAATTCGCAGGTCTCGCCTTTTACAGTGTCCAAGCTTGAGTCGTCTTCAACAGCCAAATCGCGGTTTTCAATACTTCCTTCAAGCTTGTTGAAAAAAGACGCCGCCACCAACAAACTTGCTCTTGCCAAAAATCGGTCGCAGAGTGTCAAGTTGTCTTTGTCTTCAAACAAGCACATTTCAATTTCAGGAGAGATAGCTTTGATGTCGGTTGCAACAATATTTGAAACACCGTGATAATTTTCTTGCAATCTTATTTCATTGAAGCCCCCGTCCTCGTTCTTCGCATAAAACAAACCGCGCTTGACAGAATAATACAAGCGGTCGGCGCTTAATGTTTTTCTGTTGTAATCAAAATTTTGTGAAAAAAAGCATTTATTATTTACTTTCAACAAAATGTTATCAGATGACACCTCTTCCGTTATTCTGTTTTTGAAGCTATCTAAAAGAGAGTTTTTAATTTTTTTAATTTCTTGAATATTTACCATAAAAGAATACTTTAAACGCTATATTAATTTTATTAAAACCACCACTTCACGCCGCAAGTTGTTTTTCAACTTCAACATCGTTTGCATCAAGCAATTGTAGAGTTTCACTTGAAAGATCGGACAGTTCGTCAAACTCGTTTTGACTTTCTGAGTCCAGCAAAAAAGCAGAATATTCTGCTACTTCATCATAATTAATAACAACCATATAATAAACTTTTAACGATTATTTTATAACTCATTGGTTTTAAAAGTCAAGTAAAAAAATAAAAAAAATGAAAAAAAATTGAAAATAATATTTTATCACATAATGCGCTCAATCAAATTAGGGTTTTAAATACTATTTAAGAGGTTTTTTTTGATGTAAAAAATTTTTTTTATTCAAAAAAGACATAAAAAAATAATGCTCTTAAAAAGGGCTTTGTTGACAATTAAAAAAAGGGTTTGAAAATCAAAACGATTTTAGCAATACACAATATTTTTTTCTTCTTTATTTTTTTGAAGAGGGAGCGCTGTTTCTAATATTTGTTATAATTTTCACATTGTGTTTTTTCAAAAAAAAGCGAGCGCCGATCATTTGATAATTTTGTGTTGCAACATGATAACAATTTGCGTTTTTGTCAATGTTGTTGTTTTTGTGTGTTTTAATATCACTTTTTTATTTTCTCTACAAAAATGAAAAAAGTGCCGAAATTTTCAAGGGTGTCAAATGCCATCAAAAAAAAACACTTGACTTTTACAATCAAAAAACTATAAGCTGTTGCGCTTTTCTGCGCTTCAATCATTTTTCATTTTGAATTTGTTGACAAAAAACAAAAAAAAATATTCTTGTGCGAATAAGAAATATTATGGGAAATGAAGGGCTGTTTTGCCCTCTATTTATGCGGGTTCATTTTACGAATTTTGATAAAATATTTTTTTGCAATTTATCAATTATTTTTATTAGTTTTGTCAACTTTTAATTATGTTCCACAGTGTTTGATTAACGGTTTTTTTGTGTGCTTGAATTTCAAAAACGTGTCGTTTGTTTGCAATGACTCCCCCCTATAACCCGTATTTTTTGTTTTTTATCTATACGGTAGTCGCAATACACATTCCTCGCTCGCTATCTTTTGCCATTTGCTAATTATCAACCAATTACAAACACTTTTCAAACACCAATGACGCTCTATTGGTTATTGCTATCAAAATTGTGCATGCATAGCATTGTAAAAAAAACACTTGACAATTATTTACGCTCAAAAAGACAAACAAGCAGTAGTAAGATCATTATGTCAGGAGAATACAAGAAGATCACCAAGAAGGTGTGGCCTGCCGACAAGCATGTGGTTTTTGGCGCAAACGGGAATAATAAACATTACAATTGTTGCATTAGACGCGATGATTTCGCTGTTGAAGCCAAAAAAACACGCGCAACAAACTCGGAGCCATCACACAACATTACGATTAAGAATGAACACCCTGGGGAAAGGGTAGGATACTTAAACAACATCAGGATTGAGAATTGTGAAAAAGACAAAGCTGGCGATGATGTCCAGGGGTTTGTCGCTGATTGTTATATTGTTGCTGACAAGTTTGAGCAAGTGAAAGACAAAGACATTTCATTGGAAATTGACACATCTTGCTTGTCTCTTAGCAAATTAAAAAAAGTGACCTTTGATAGAAGCGAATACAGCCTTTATCCTGATGTCATTTTATCAGGGTGCGCGCTGACAAATAAACCAGGTATAACCTTCTGTAATTCCAAAGTGCTATTTGATGACAAGGAAGAGGAAGTTAATACCGTTTTTGTCGCCCCTTCAGCGTTAGATAAGGTTGAAGAGCAGATAGAAACGAAACCGATTGAAGATGGAAAAGAGGGCGGTGAAACAAAACCAAAAGAGGCAGAAGGTGAGAAAGAAAAGGGCGGCGCTGGAAGTGAAGCGGGCAAAGATGATTCCGACAAGGACAAAGACAAAGGGCAGAATGGTGGCGATGAAGGTAAGACATCACCCGACCAAAAGCCAGCTGATGCACCAGCAGACACGCCAGCAGATGGTCAAACGCCTGTGCCAACTGATGCGCCACAAGATAGCACGGCGCAAGCAGGAGATTTGGCAAAAACAGATAATGTTATACAAGAATCCAACGTGGCCGTTGCGGAGCATTATCATGAAGATTTGGTTAAAATTAATGGAAAGATTGATAACCTCACCGCTATGGTAAACGCCATTGTTGCTGATTTGGCGGCTAAAACGGCCAGTGCAACACCAGCGGAGGAGAAAAGATACACCGTCAATGAAGTGGCACAAATGATGAGCGAGCACCCTGATATGTTCTCTCTCACGGTTTTAGAGGACTGGAAAAAATTAAATAACGGTGTCGCGGAAACAACTATGCATTTTTCAGCAGATGAGCAGAAGCCAGCGGCGGCTCCAACAGCCCCAGTGGCGCAAAAGGACAATCAGACAGTCAAGGCCAAAGAGGGCCTGCATGATAAGTATCTGTATGATTGTGATTAGTTTTAAGATAGGATTATGAGATGGAGTAATGTAACAGGATTGTGGGAAAAAGGCCAAGCACCGGCCGGTTTAGCGGTACAATCTGCCGAGCCTTATATTGGAGTGACCCAAAGGTATACCGGGGTGTTATTGAACACTGGGCCACGTGAAATTGCTGGTTATTACGACAGCGGTTTTATGCCAATAGTCGGCGAGTTATACATGTCTGATGAATATGGTCGTTTGGCAACTATTAACTTGGATAACATTGATAGCAGGTTGACCAATATCTCACAACTTTCTATGTTGGAATCAAGGTTTAATCAACCATACAAACCACAAATGCTGACACCTATTTCGGGTATTGATGCGATTGTGAATGAATGGGGTATTACAAAGAAGTTTTTGAAGAACCTTATTGTTGAACCAATGAAGCTTTACACACAAAAGCAAGACGGTATGTTGACAGACACACCAATGAAAACTGCCGGGTATATTGATGGATTGGAATTGACAATGCCAGTTTTGAACAGCTTAACGCAAGCAAAAAACCCAATTCGTCCGGGAATGAAGTTGACTATCGCAAGAGCCGATTGGGGAGTAATTACACCTGCACAAGGCAATACTCCTGCGGTTAGGGACAAAAGATGTTTGTTTGGTTTCTTGCAGGAAGCCGCACAAGGACAGGTTGTTGTTGCAACGGTCTCCGAGACATGTCAATTTGCAAGAACAGCACGCGACAACAATAAGACCGATGCGGTTGTTTTTGTTAGATTTAATAAAGATAATTTATCGGTTATGCAGTAGTAGTAAGTAGTTTTAAGGTTTGTTTATGGCAATGAGGAATGGAGTGAAAGATTACCCTGCAAGACCAGGGTTTTTTACCGACTTGGAGGAGAGAGAGGAATATAAGCGCGGGCAAGATGAGTTTGCGGGATACGTTCAAAATATTTGTAATAAAAGCAATACAAAATTAGGAAAGATTACAATTGCTAAAAAAGACGTATCGCAGACAGAAGAGGCGGCCGTGGCAGAACGCGAAGAAAGGAGGAAGGCGTGTGCAAGATACAATGAGATAAGAGAACAAAATGAAAAAAATGGCGCCTTGGTGGCTGCAAATGCAATTAGAACACACATTGCGCCAGAGGGTTCCGATTCTACGCACGTATGTTTCTCGGCAGATAATGGCAACGGGGCTGTCCTGACTATGAACCCTGCGTATATTTTCCAAAATTCACAATATACGAATGGCTCTTTGGAAAGCAATAGCGCAGCGCTCACAGTTGCAACCTCCGATGAGGAGACGATAGGAGTGAGGCTGTTATTGGAGGACAACGCAAGAATCAGACGCTGGGGCATACCTTGCGCAAATTCATACAACATTATGTTGTGTCCTGACAGGCCTGAATATGTTGGTTATGAATTAATAAGAAGGGTGCTGTCGTATGAAACTGCGGTGCACGCACAACAAATCAACCTTCTCGATCCTGACGCATCAGGGAGGACAACACTAAATGCAGCAATGCAGGCGAACAAAGAGGTGGTAGGTTATACAAACATATATAACAACACCGCGATGATTCAGTATGACGCCATGAAAGACGGGTTGTTTAATTTCTTGAGTTATAGTGTTGAAGAGCGCAAAGGGCAAATAGAGAATGACAAAGAGCGGATGAAAGCGATGTTGAAAATGTCTTATGAAATATACACAAGATGCTCTTTCTACTGCAACCCAGCTTTGAACATGATTCGTATTGCAGAAGTTGAAAAGCCAGTTGCTAACGTTACATATGACGATCTTGTCTTTGCAAAAATAAGCGATTACACGTTTTACGTGTCCGACTTTCCAACATACTCGTCATTGCCTACACAATTAACCCGCGTGGCAAAACTCCATTGTGGCGGAAAAATCATTAAAGCTTCTGATGTTATCACATTGGGAGAAGACGAAGAAGACGCATGGGTGTTTGGTGAAGTTGCTGACGGAATGTATAAGGTGCAACCTTATGGACTGGCAGACATTGCCAAAGAGCAACACTTGCAATATGAATTTGGCACTTTCTTAAAAACATCCATGGATGGAATTACAGGCGAAGAAAACGATAGAGAGATGTTGTCAACGGGTGTTGAGACGCCGTGCATCACGATAGATTACAACACGGCCTTGAGGCTTGAAAACCTTGAACGTCTTAAAGAACCAGCAACAAACGACCTGTTGATGGCCTTGTTTGGCAACAAAGGGGGCGGTTATGCTCCTTATGTTGACCCAACACCAAGAGCAGTTGCTTTACAAAACCTTCTGTTTTCAGGCACCCTGATGCCATCAGATACTCAACCACAGTGGCGTATAGAACAACTATTTACCAAGGGTTTGTGTAAGCAGTTGAACGAACACGGCTACATTCCTAAGGCCTTCAAAGATGTCTTCTGGAACCAAAGGAATGAGGACAGTGTTGTTGAGACAATATGCTACCACGACATTAAAGCTTATGTGTCACCACGTCCATATCCTGACTTTATAGCAAGTGAGGAAGAGTTTGTTGACAACTACTCGCGCGGGTTTGTCTTGTACAAAATGGCGTATGTAATTCCATATTACAAATATGCCGTTAACCATGTTAACCCACTGACAGACCAAACGTTGCACAGTCTTGTGGTAATTGAACATGCGAAGAAATAAATATGTCAAATGAAAGAGACGACAAGTTCTTGGAGTATGTGAACACCCATGAACTTGTTGTCGGATGGTTTGATGAGGAAAGCATCAAAAAATATCAATACAATGCAAAAAAATACAACGCCCTTGCTTTTATTAATAGCGGCATTAATGACGTTATTACTTCCATTTTACAAAAAAAACTTGACGAAGGTAAGGATAGCGCGGAGAAGGTTTTAAATGATATTGGCGAGAAGCTCGTTAAATCTATTCAGGGATGCATTGATAACAAAGGGCTGATAGTTTTTGAGGGGTTTAAATTTGGGATTGATTGGGGGGAGATTACAAATCCAAAGGTGCTTTATCAAAAAAAGAAAGCGGGCTCAAAAACTCCAAGAATACCTATGAAAAATTTAGGTGCTTTCTATAAGAGTTGTTCGTATAAAATTGTAAAAAAATGATGGAAGAGGGTTTTGACACACATGAGTTTTATGATGTCTTTGATAGTTTTAGGACTAAAATGTGCTTGGAGCTGAACGAAAATCCAAAGCAGGACATGGTTGTTGGTGTGCCTGATGAAATCATTTTTAACGATAAAGAGGGCGAAGAAGAGGGTGAGACAACAAAACAGTTCCGAACAATCTTTGCGAATGTAAAACGGTATAATGTCAAAAATGTAAATAAAGATGAAACTGAATTTACAAGTCGCGAACACATTAATTTTACAATACAAGACAGCGACTTTACTCCACTAATGAATAACGGTTATGCAAAGGTGTACCTGTATGACGCAAATGAGCAAAAAATAAAACAATATAACATTACAGAGCAACTTAACGCCGCGCCTGAACATGGAGGAATTTATTTTTTAATGGCCGTTTTTCAAAAGGTAGTTGGGGAAACGGAACAGGATTATAACACGTTGATTAATACACTGACATCCACAGAGGAAGAAGAAGATTTGTTTATATGACAGTTAGCTACAAAGAGTCATACGGAAAAGCGGACATATGCAGGGCGATTAAATGTGTGTGTGCTGTCTATGGATTTGAAGACGTTGACGTCTATCAGGGGTTCTCTTTGTTGCCAGAGCAGCAGAGTTTGTTGAAAACAAAACCGCTCTTTATCCAAATCGCCAACGCAAACGACCCTGACCAATATTTTTACGGTAATTCATGTGTTGTAGAAAAAGACAACAAGGAAAAAATTATAAGAACGGTGCGCTGTCATGCAAGGGTTTATATTAAAACTTATCAAACGACAATAAAAGTTGGCAATACCGCAATCAGCTCGCAGGAATTCTTGAACATTTTGTGTTCTACAATCCAAGAGGAAATAACAAGGAGCGGACATTGGGCCAATGTGTCTTATTATGTGCGTGAAGCTGACGAGAAAGAGACAATAGATGTGGCGGCGCTGGCGACCATTGAGATAAGTTATGCATCAGAGCAAATAATTACAATAGAACCTCACATATATGGTAAGATAGGCGATATAGCCGAAACAACAGGCGAAATAGCAGTTTTAATGAAAGAAGAATGAATGATACATTTGATTTAGAATTTACGAGCGAAAGGAACACGGTTGCTGAAATACGCTTGGATAAAGTTTTAGACGGGCATAGCAAAAGAGGCACGGAAGTAAGGGTGTTGAACCGTTTAAATTTGGATGTGGCGGATGTTGACGATCCGATGCTGGATGGTGTGCCATGGATTATTACAAAACAAAGCTTGAACAACTATCCTTCTGACACAAATGAAAGAAGGCGGATTTTCTCTGAATTTGCGACAAGAATACGTTATGTTTTAGCTGACATGGACAATATAGAGCTGTTAAAATTAAATGTTGACGGCGATGGTAATAAAGTTGTATCCAATTTGCAAATAAAAAACAATAATGGAGAGGAAATAGTATTGGAGAGATATGGATAAATTGGCGACAGACATAGACAGCGAGCTTGCCAAAAGCGCCGACCAAATTACTGGTGAGGCGGTTGGATGGGCTAATGCGTATTATCATAGGTTGAAAAATTCTTATGTGGACACTTCAAAAACGGGGCTTTTGTGGATAATGGTGCGCGCGGTGGTTGGGTTTTACCAGTGGTTAGTATCATATTCCAAATCTGTTTCTGACAACCAACATGTAAAAACGGCCGATGAAGTAGGATTAATGCTTTTTGGAGAAGAGCGCAGGGTGATATTTGGGCAGGGAAGCCCAGCTTATATTTTAGTAAAAATTATCGTCAGCAACATGGGCGACCAAGCATCACGGACGCTTTACGCGGAGAGCAATCAACAACTAAACAGGTATGCTTACAGAATCAGCGACCCACAACGGCAAAACGTTTTCACGCCAATGTATGATTTTACGTATTCGCGAGCTGGAACATATTATTGCATTTTTAAGGCAGAAAAAAGGGGAAAGGTTGTTGCTGGCGAAGGTGAAATAAATGCACAAATTACAACAGAAATAGGTATAGATAGTGTTGCAAATGTTAGTGGAACGATAGAATATGAAGGGAACGTTTATGAGGCCGATGAAAACGGTTTTATCAACACTGGCTCGGACACGGAAACGATAGATCATTACAGAAAGCGCACAGATGAGTACACGTTAGATTCGGTATTTCCCGGCACAAAAGAAAAAATAGAAAACGAGTTATATGCGCTTGGTTGCGAAAAAGTTTGCGTATATGAAAACACTGATGTAATCACGAGGAACGGGGTTCCCGGCAAACATGTTGCTGTTTCTGTATATGGCGGTGAGCAAGACAAATTTTTTGATGTTCTTGAGAAAAATCAGGCCTCTTGCTCGTATTATGCAGCTTTTACAGAGTCTGACAATGGCCACTCTTATATCAAGATAATAGACGGTGATGCAGGATATAAACAGCTGGCATATAACGTTCCCGGTATAACAGAGCCAAATATCACCGTGACGGTGTCAAGAGCTCTGACGGCCGATGAACAGGAAGTGTTAAGGGCAAGCGTAGATGAATATATGGCATCGGAAAAGTCGCGATATGTGCAGAATGAAGAAATTAGTTTAAACGATATTCGGATAGGCATCTTGCAAGGCGCAGCAAATATTAGTGATTTTGAGATTGTCAACATTGCGTTCAACGGCACAGATTTGAAAGTCCTGAAAGACACGGTTTTTGCTTTCTACAAATTTAATAGTGCCAATATTAGTTTTGAATATGGAAATTAAAGAGAAGGAGATACAGTGGGGCGACATGTGCAATGTTGAGAAAAATAAAGCCAACCTCGTAAAGGCAATTGAAAACTGGAATTTTGAATTGCCAATGTATCTTGATAACGAGTTTAATCAAGGATTATTGCGCGGTATTGTTAGCACAATTTTCAAAAATTATCCATTACTTGGCTATAAATATCAAAATTATTCATCTGCGCAAACTGGTGAAATATTGGAAGATGTAATAAAGCAACAGCTGAATATTGGCAGGTGTTTTTTAAATTATGTTTTAGATGATGATAATTATGCTAAATTGGCAAGAGTGGCGTGGGTTTTTCTCACGTTAGATATTAATTCAAGAAAAGATATTATAGACAGATATGCTCCACTTTTCAACTTTGGCCGCTATTTTTCTGATGGCAGAACGGCTTATTTATTTATGCAAGAAGATGATATTTTGAAAAAAGCAATAGGTTATTACCGACTTTTTCCCAAAACACTCGGGCAGCGTTTCATCGTTATAAATGTTCCAAAAGATATTGATTTGGAAAAAAACGAGCTTTTATTTATACCTCATACGCCGAACAATTTTGGTTATTATGTTTATCCAAAAGGAACAAAAAACTTTGATATTGAACACGTGCCGTTAATAATTAAACCTGAATGGTGTTGTATGTATGAGTAAGCAAATTATAGAAATTACTAACGATGATATTGAAGTGGGTGGTGACGAGTTCCACAAACAAATAATTGCCGCTAACGGCGACACCATTGATTTATATTTGTATAATAACGGTTTTAATGGCATCAGCGCGCGCATTGAATATGCCGCCGCCGATTACATCGGCGAAGAACCGCTGATTATCAACATCAATCGTGTGTGTTGCGGGTTTAGCTTTGTCCCGTATTCTTACAAGGAAGTATTTCCATATGTGCTACAATGTCGGACAGCAACACAGACAGATCCAACATATCTTGATCTTGTCAACGGTTTTTTAGCATTTTATTACATGACTTACGAGGATTTGCTGGAAGAAAGAAAAAAGTTTAACGCCTTTAACGGTTATGGCTAAAAAAAACACAATTAACATTTATAACGGCCATTCGTTTGCGTATACAGTCAAGATTTATAGGGGCGTGGTAAAAAACCCTACAAAAAGGTTGATATACAGTTTTACAGACGCGACCCATGACATATCTGTGTCAGGAACTTATATTATAAGTGGTTCAAGTGTGTTGAATTGTAAGTTGACCGTGTATCACTTTCCTGTTAATTTGGCAAAGCAAATCATGAGGGACGAAGGGTTTTATTATTTTCGTGCAGCAGAAGATTTTTACGAAAACGTCACGAGCGTAGAATTTGTTGCAGTGGCAAACGGAGATAATTTAAAGCGCTCATTCTTTTTTAATGTGGCCAGGGCGCGCCCAATAGGTGACCCCAAAGATGGCGCTTTTGTAATGGTCGGCAGCCCTGCGCTTGACACATTGATAGACAGGCAAACCATTGCAGAAATTTATCCCGAAGGCCAGTTTAGCAAAGGAATTATGAAATACGAGCTTAAGAGAGCGATAGCGGCCAAATATAATCGGCAATATCTATCTTTTGATCCAAAAGGAGACGCCGCGCTGTTTGTCTACCAGCACAAAAAGGAATATGTTGAAAACTTGATAGAATTTTTAGCCCGCGATTTTCCTGATCAGACACATAAGGTAGACAATTTTATTATCACTTGTTATCCAAAAGTCGGCAATTTAACTTTCTTGGGTCAACACGATGATTTGTACAAAAACACGATTGATTATTGCGCTGTACCAACTGGCGATATGGGGATTATAGAAAGCTATCTCAAAGGTCAAATATCTTCAAGGCCAACATGGGTGTACCATGACAACAATAACGCGATTTATGATTTTGTTACGCTTGAAGGGGTGCAACAAGTTGCGGTGACGGTCCCTTACACGCCATCCATCCAAATGGGAGATAAGGTGATAATATGCAGCAATGTCAACAATAACAACAAACTTTTCAATCTGCCCGAGGGTTATTATGTGCAGTCAGTGGAATTTAATGCAAAATTTGCAAAACACGAATTATCAAACGCGTCAACGCGGTTGGTGTTAAGTAAAACAGAGATAGGCGCTTCAAAGGTGCAGGGTAATATTTACGGGCTTGACAAATGAGAGTAATGAAAATTAATAACAAATGGATAGATAGCACAAAAAAATACATCGTTGTGCATGGGTTCGGCGCCGTTCCTGACGCTTTCAAAGACATATTAAAATATTCCCATAGAGACGGATGCATAGAATACGAATTATACTTGCCGTTGCTTGGGGCATACAACAAAAAAATTGCCGATTATATGTTTTCTGACGAGTTCAAGGAAGAAGCGAAGTTTGTGAAGTTTAACGGAGTGTGCTACGCGAAGGCGCGTTTTAGAGGGCACGGAGGGCGCGGTCTGAATGTTACCCCGATTAATGCTGTAATGTATAGCTCAATGCGTTGGGTTGGTGATGTTATGTTTTGCAAAAACCTTGAAAATAATAAATGGTTTAATTTACTTTCAAAGTATGATGTTATTTAGTGGTAAAAAAAAGATAAAAGAATTAACACAACTCAATTGCGAGCAACAAAAAGAAATTGATCGCATGAAATTGGAGCAACAGATATATGCATACGACAATCAGCAAAACATCAACCAATTGCGACAGGCGCAGGAACGGTATGAACAAATTAAAGCCACAAACGAGCGACTACACAACGTGATTGACGCGCTCGGCGAGCAACAGCTCAAAAAAGATAACGAAGAGGATAGCAATGCTCGCAAAGAGTATGAACGATTAACGACAGATTTGGCCAAATATTGCAAAGAACAACAATATGACTTTGGCTCTGACGACACCAGCCAGCATTTTGATGCGCGGCTTGGGTCGCAATGGCTTGAAAATACATTTGAAGCGCACAGACCGATTGATGTGTACAGCCCCGCAAATGCTTCTGCGGGGTTTGGCTATACCAAAGACAGAACATGGCGGGACATGTGTGCTATACAGCAGGTTTTTAGAGAGAGAATGATACCTCTTGTGATTTTTCAGCCACAATTGCTTTTATTTTGGCAGCGCAATGTTGTGTTTCAAAACATAGTGTCATTAATCGCCTCAACATTAACAAACAACCTGATATACAACAGGAAATATTGCGGTGTAAATGATTATGTCTGCGATGAAATAATAGTGAATGAAAACAATAGATATGTAAATAAAGCGATTGAGTACGCAGAAGCGTTAGGTGGTTGTTATGTAATTTTGCATCCACAATACGGGTTATTTTGTGTGCCACCTGATGACGTTAGAAGGTTGAAAACAGACAACGGCGCGGTCACAGAAGAGATAATGACCGAGAGTGAGAACTTGTATTTGTCTTTGCCGATGAAGAGAAAAAAAGAATGCAGGAAATATATTATTAGAAACATGTTTGAGGGCGAAGACGGCAAAGATGGCGAGAATGAGTTTGTTATTACTGACAGTTTTGTTGTTTTTTGCAAAGGGAGCAATGAAAAAAAATATAATTTGGCTAAAAATTGTTATAGAGGAAAAGCAGACACCATTATTGAATCAAGATTTGATGTAATTACAACCGCCACTTATTATTTAGAAAAAGTTCAACATGATTTGCGAACCATGAATGGCAAATGGTGGGGCAAAAAAGACACAAAAGCCAATGCCAGCGCAAGATCGTCTTTTCAAGGAGGACTTCCAACAGGCAGAGAGAGGGTAGAAGACAACGCGGACACCCATGGTTTTTGCCGTCTCCCATCAATTAATTTCGGTGGTATACTTGAAGACATTTCAATAGAACAGCTTGACGCAACGCCATCTATCAAAAGTTCGTTGCAAATGGTTACTTATCTTATTTATACGACAATACTTGGTTTTCAAGCGTCAGATTTGTCAAATGTAGACGCACTGAATCAGGTGACGTCAAGTAAAAGCAAGATGACGAACTTTGAAGGCCTGTTATACAACAAAATTAAAAACAAATATTATATTTACTATCAATCAATCCTTAATATTCTTGACTTATGCTCGGTTTATCAAGGACAAAGCACGGATTTATATCAAATCAGCTTTAAAATATCAGACACAAGCTTGGAGCGCGCTGTTAATTTGGCCAATACTACTGCGTTTCAGGACAATGTTGGAGCGAAAAGGAAAATTGAAGGCAATGTTTTTGGTTAAAATATGGCAGATGGCAGCGTGAGTGTAAAAATCGGCAAATTAAAAAAACCAAACAGGGGGGATGACAGCATTTCAAAGGCCGTTCAAAGACAAATCAGGCAGTTCAACACAACCAATTTGGACAAAAAACTTTTGGATAACTACAAAACCAGTTTTTTGCAGGCGGTAGGGGCGAGCAAAATGACGCGCTCGCGTGCCAATGATTTTGTCAAGTATATTGCGCTGCAAGAACAAAGAAAACATCCATCACTATCAGACACATTTAAACGCAATTACGCGATAGCAAGGCAAGATGAAGCTTTGGTTTCTAAATTTAATCAATACAGGCCCGCGTTTGAAGAAGAACACGGGAGGTTGACAAACAAAAACATGGACAGATTTGCGTCCTTTGTTGTTGAGCAGGAAAAAATACAGCGACAAAATGCCTCGCTTCAAAAACAAAAATTGGCAGAGGAGCGCAAAACAATAAAAGAAAAACAACGTTTGGATAGGGAACAAAAACGTTTGGAAAAGGAACAGGAGAAACAATTAAAAGAAAGGTTGGCGCGTGAGAAGCGGTTTAACAAAAGCATTGAAAACTTTGCGACAAAAACTGGTAAAACATTGTTCAATATTGGAAAGAAAGCCGCCTTTGCTGGTTCTACTGGCGCTTTGGCACTTGGATATAAAACTATTGGGCTTTATGATGACTATACTGCATCACACAAATACACACATAACAAAGACCAGTATGCAAATTCTTTGATATCAAAGGCAAAATACTCACCTTACATCTCTTCAAAAGAAGTAGATCAAGAAATAGCACAATATTATCAAAATCAGATGCAATATGTTCGTAGAGGATACGAACCAAACAAAATGTTGCACACGCTTGGCCTAAATTCTGCACACGATGTTAAAACGGTGCTTGATACCATCAAAGTAAAATATAGAGACAGAGACACACAACAGCAAATGGCGAGAGATGTGGGACTGGAAAACGCCTTTTTAGCAAGTTTAGAAAAGAGAAACACCATTGCGGAGAACCAAGTTAAATTAATGGAAGACACGAGCAAAAAATTCCATGCATTAAAAACCGCAGCGACAGATATTTTGTCATCCGCCGCTTTGCCAGCTGTCAACCATGTGCTAACGGGTGCCAATCAGATACTTGGAGCCGATGGGAGTGCGGCGATAGGGCGTAAGGTTGCCCCAGCGATTGGCGGGACAATGGGGGCTGGTGCTGGAATGTGGGCTGGCGCTAAAATTGGTGCGTTGCTCGGGTCGGCGTTTATGCCAGGGGTTGGAACGGCAGTTGGTGGTATAGCTGGTGCCGCCTTGGGGGGGGCGGCAGGCGTAGGGTTAGGCAGCTACATCAACGATCTCGTTATGCCGAAGAACGCTGAGACGCACAGGGTTAACAACAACAATATTAATTTAACAGTCAACAACAATCTAAACGGTGTTTCTAACCCTGATGAATTGGTTGAAGCCATCGGGCCAAGCATCAAACAAGTTGTCGCCGAAAGCTTAACGGCGGCAAACGAAGAGCAGAGGTGGAGTGAAGAAAGCACGCATTTCTTTCACAACGGCGGAACAAGTTATAACTCTTGACAATTATAAAAAATATTACATATACGGAGCATGACAGAGGGAATTATAATTAACGATCAGCTTCCGGTAGCTACCGAAGAACAACAAACGGCAACCGAAGAAATAAAAATGTCAACGGAGGAACTTGTAACCGAATTAAACAGTTGCAACATTAAAAAAAACGTTTTGATTGAATTATATCAAAGGATTGCGTTCAACCAGCTGGAAAAAAATCAGGACATCGACGTAAGTGAGATGGCCAACATGAAAGATGATAAAAAAACAATTATCAGCAAATTGCTTGTTGAAATTGGCCGTATAGCCCTTCAATCAAAAAGGATTGATGACCTGAACGATCAACTCGCAGAACTACAACACAAGCTTGATATATCGCCAAATGCCAAAAACTCCGCAAACGACACAAAAGACGCATCAAACAGCAAAGCTGCGCCACTGATATTTGTGAACAACACAAACGACACGCTGATACTTTATAGAAAGGCGCGCAAGGAGAACCCACAATGTTCAACAATCGCTATTACACCTCATCGCATGGTTCAATTTGAAACAGAAGAAAAGTATAAAAGAATGCTTGCAATAGAGGACAACAAGCCAGCGTTTGCGCGTTTATCACAATACAGCAATACAACATACGGCGGTATCATGAAGATTAAATAATATGGATTTACCAGCAGACAAGAAGAAATTGCAAGAGCTTCTTAACAAATATGTCGTTTTGTTTCGCGATTGGGGCAAGTTAACAGCTGCGGATCGCCAAAAACTGGAACATGAATTGGAGACGGAGCGGCAAAAAGATGTGGAATGCGATATTTTTGCTTACTCCATTATCATCCCTTTGCAAAACTTAATACCAACAATGTCAGAGACCTCTCTTGAAGCATTGATTGATTTTTTCTTGTCAGATAATAGCGATTACACAAATTTCACCACTTTCTTTAACGCAAATTTGAAGTTAAAAAAAATTAACAACCCAACCGAATATAATAGCGTCATGAAAATTATCAACATCACCGAGCCGTTAATCCGTTACTACACTTTTCTGTTAACGCAACAAAGCAGTGGCACTCTAAAAGACCAAAACACCGAAAACGAGGAACAAAAAGAGGCAGATTATGTCTTGCGAGAAATAGCACCGAGTGTTCCACAGATGGAGCAAGGGTTGTTGGACAAGATAAAAGAACAAGCAAATCTGTTGATTGACGGAGTTGATGGCGCCCTTGCATCATCTGACCCATCTGAATTTGAAAACTTTGTGTTTTATATCAATATTGCTTGCCGACTTCTCACGACATATTACACAACCGCCTTGCGTTTTGCGCGCATAAAAAAAAAGAGTGTTTAGCCGCATATCACAAAAATTTACATAAAGTAACAACAAGAGAGTGGCAAGAAATATATAATAGAGGATATATAAATGCTGTAAAAGATTTGTTTAATCTGCGGTGTTTTCATATTACAGACAATGATATAGAGGAGGTTGATTTTTATTTGCAGCTTTCCAAACAAACGCTATTGCCATTTTGTGGGAAAACATCAATAAATGAGCTTGATTTTAAAACCATGATAATACTTGCTTTAATGGCGCAATATGATTAAAGATGTAACTCCGACTTCACAAAACCCATTAATAACATGTCAAGAGCTGTACGACAGATACAGGCTCGGTGATCTCCATATAGATGACGGCTCTGTGCCTTTACGGACTATTGTGTTGACAATTTTGCAAAAATTACGTTTTAACGAAAAAATTAAACAAAAAAAACCCTCTGCGAAAGAGATTGTTGAATTGATTTGCAAAGATGTTGATGAAAATTTTGTGCGAGAAGATGAGCGCGCCAAGAGAGATGCCTTAAAGAAAAAAATACAAATGGCTCTTGATGATAGACAGTTGTGTGCGCTCTTGGAAGGAGCAAACACTGAATTGGAAATCTATTATCAACACACTCGCGACAAAATTGAAGAGACAACAAGCAATATTACAGATAGTTTAAAGCCAATGGTGGAAGCCGTGTTGCACAGTAAAATCAAAATGCAGCAAGAGCTTGTTGACAGTTTGAGTAAAGTGCTAAACGCCACGCTGTCCGACTTGACGGCGATGCAAGGGGACTCAAGCGCGCCCTTTATTAGTGTTTTTTTGGCTAAAATGTGTCGTTCGGCCTACGAATCGGATGACCCGAAGGTAATGGCAGATTGTTTAGGGAAAATTTCTAAAATGTTGCAAGACACCAAATCTGATGCATCAAAAAACATCTTGCAGTTTTCTTTCAACCTTGATAATAGGAGGACAATAGACGCTCCAAGCCCTTCCTCTCGTTCTTGACGAACTCCCTCGCTGCCGGGAAGTAATCCTCAATCCCGCTTGCGTACCCGCCGCCCATAAGCATGTCGTCAAGACGCATTTTATTTGCAATGCTCATAATGTGAAATGCCATGTCTATTTGTTCGTTTTGAGCAATTTTGCGCTCTAATGCTGCCTGTTTGACATATAAATTGAGAACAAACAATGTTGGTATGGCAGCGAGAACGCCTAAAATGATGTAAGCAAAAAATTTCTTCAATTTGTCTTTCATATCAATAAGGAAAATACGTTTCTGTTATAACAGGTTTGCGGCGCACCAAAGTTGACAACAATTCGTATGCCGCCATTCCAGCAGGCGTTGCAAACAATTTTTGCAACAACGGGTTGTCCAGCAGGATTGCTGGTATGGCTTTGCCGAAAGATTGGTTATGGAAAGATTTTGAGGTCGTATAGAGGCCACTCATGCTTTTGAACAGGGCGGTATTAATTGGTGGAAAAAGAACCATAATATAAGGTATAATTATTATTGCCAATATTTGGTATGCCTCTTCTTTGGTGTAGGGTTGCCCGATGTAAAAATCAAGTTGCAACCGTTTTACACACGTATCTATTATGTGAAAGGGGACAAACATCGGGTTGGTGACGCGCCTCCATGCCTCCGGGACATCGTCGCTTGGCTTTTCACTGTTGTTGTCTATCAAAGACATCCAAATGGATGGTTGTTTTCCAGCGTTCCTTTGTTGTCCTTTGTATTCAAATGACGGCTTGTGCTCTATTCTAACAAGTTCGCCTTTGTTATATTCTGTGTCGTCTGTATAAACAACCGTTTCCAACTCCAAAGAATGAACCTTGTGCATTCCGCCTTTTATTGGAAGTTCTATATTGTTTAACAAAGTGAGCCCGTCCCCGAATTCAAAAAAGCCACCTGCATCAAATTCACGCAACCACTCGTTCAAAATTTTTTTTGGCTCGTCTATCATTCGGGTGAAACATGAAAAAAAAAACAAAAATGTCAAGAATTATCTTGACAAATATTTTAATATTAATCTCTTGTCTATAAGATCATTTTTATGGGGAACGAAGTTGCGGCGGAAGACATCATAGCTGGCCGTATGCCAGCGGCTGCTTTCAAGTTGGGGAACACCGACAACATGACATACTACCTTTTAACAAAAGACAACCCGTTTGTCATCATAGATAATTCAGGCAAATACTCGTATAATATTATTTTCCCTAAAACATTATCAACCGTGCCTCCAATTCAGATAAATAAAACATACACCGCAAACATTCCTGATGATTGTAATATTAGGGTTTGGTCTAAACCGTCCCAGTTGGCAAACGGGCTTAGTATACCATGGTGCAAATACTGTCCAGCGTGTGAAACGGAACAAATGGTTTTTGATAAAAGTATTATTGGCTGCGACATTCTTTCTGCGCTAAATAGCGGCGCGAGAAGCGGCTTTAAACAGCTAATCACGGTTGATGCGGATAAAATGGGGGCAGAAGACCTATTAATATTGTGCGTGGTAAATTCATGAATGGAATAGGGCATAACAGACATACTGGTATAGGGCCAAATGGATACAGCGGCAGCGGGGCGAGTTCTTCGTCAAAAATCAAAATTACAGACCCAGCTACTGAAAGCATCAGTGGGGCCGCAACAACACAACAAGAGGTTAATAGGGAAATTGTTAAATATGTTGGCCAAATAACAGTGCAAATTGCGAGCGCTCAAAGCGAGTGGTCGTATGCGCATTTATTGCATAAATGTCCTTCCGTAAAATGTTACGACGAGGACGGGAACCAATTGATAGGATGGGTGACGTATCCTACTTTAAATGATGTCAAAGTCATTTTTGCAACGCCACAAAGAGGTTTAATGTTAATTAATTAGTAGTATGACTTATAAAATTGCAACTGATGTGGATTATTTAAAAATCCCCGGACATAATTTTGTTGTGGAACACTGCACGTCTCTCACGAGGCCTGCCAACCCGGTCGCTGGCCAGTTGGTCTACGAAACAGACACGGGGTGCGTGTTGTATTACGACGGCTCTGCCAACAAGTGGTCAACTTTCTCGGGCGGGCTCAAATTTAAGGGAACAGTCGGCGGAAGCGGAACAGGAGCGCTGGTTAATTTGCCGGAAGACCCTGATTTACAAGATGCTTATATTGTAGGAGCGGACGGAAATTATGGCCCAACTGGCAGTGAGCAATACGCGCAAATTGGTGATACTTTTTTCTGCGCGAAGCGCAAAACCACAACAACGCCTGCAACGTGGTTCTTGGTTCCTTCCGGAAACGGCCGTTTGTCGCAGACAGTCACTATTGTGGACGGAACAACCACTTACACAGTACCTAACACCTTGGGAACAACAAATTGCACGGTCACGGTATTTGATGCCGATGGGAACTGGATTGTTACCGGATTACAAGTAACCGCAAATTCTATTATAATGACGATTGATGCCAGCGCGTCTACATTATACGCAGGGCAAACGTTCAAAATAGTTGTAGTGTCTGGTTAATATGGTTGGTAAAAAAATGTTGCAACCATTGCAATGCGAGGGTGGTTTTCCAGTGGACAATCGTTTTGTCTTCAACACACTCTCGGCAATGCTTGCTTATAATCGCAACAAAATCTATGATGGGCTGATTTGTTATTGTAAGGAGAACGGTAAAACCTACCAATACAATCAGACACAGCAATCTTTTATAGAAATTGGCCCATCATATACTAAAACACAAACAGATACATTGCTGAACGCAAAGATTGACAAGAATCAGGGCGCCGAAAATGCTGGGATGGTATTAGTGGTCGGCGATAATGGAGAGGTAGGATTAGGTGAAGGCGGCGGAACAAGTAGCAAATCCAAATGGCACCTTGTCCTTGATGAAATCATGAAAAAAGAGGACCCCTTTGACTTGTTTTTGATGGACCAAGGTTATATCAAAAAATCAATAGGTGGCCTTGTTGACATCACGGATTGCCCGCAAATAAAAGCTTGGCTAAAAAATCTTGCTCTTGGATTTGATAAATATAACATCGCGGAAGCCAACAGGACAATAATCTACGATGATAAGGTTTGGCAACAAACAGCAATAGTGCACCACGTTACCAATCCTTACGGGCAGTTTGGTAAAATCAGGTGGAGCGACAAACCATTATTTGGTTGGCGACAAACAGAAGATCCAACAGATAGAGAGGTCACTATTGACGGCAACGGTTTCCGCTTGCCACTTGAATACAACCTAAACCCACAACCAGGAGAAGCGCAGGTGCAAGTAGACCAATCTTTTGTCATATCCGAAGCTGGCAAAATGGCGTTTAGAATTGAAGCAGACGGTTTGCGCCAGCGCCAAATAATACAGCAAGCGCCTCATACTCCAATAGCAAATGTTCCAAGTGAAACCCCGGGAGCAAACGGCGCACTTCAATTTACACTAAACAATCAGCAAATATTCGGCCCTCTCTTTGATGGCTCAAATTTGAACTATTACACAGGCGCATATAACTACACTAACTTGACATGTCCACAAGTTGTAGAACTTCCAGCAAGCGCGCAAGAAGGTGATTATTGCTATAACACGACAGATAATAAATATTATGTTTATTCTATTGACACAAGTGGTGATGAACCAGTGGGCGTTTGGCTTGACATATCAACACAGACAAACACGCCACATATAAACTTTGTTGACAATCTGCCCGAAGTTGATGTTGCAAATGTCGGCGAGTTATATGTGTTGAATGGTGAGGTTGGGTTTGTCAACTCTATTCAAACCTTGCAATACAGTTATAGCGCTGGCTCTGTCGCAAATTCTGCCATTAACAGCTTGAAATATGGAAATTGGTATAATGTTGTGTGTCCAGAGTCAACAACACCTCCTGAAAACCCTGCAACAACACCATTCTATTTTGAGCCAAATGGTCAGAAATATTATGCTTACAAGATTGTTGAACAAAACGGCGAGCAAGTTGGTATATGGGCGGATATTACGGCCGCAATAACACAAGGCACATCTCTGCCATCAAGCTATAATGATGGTGATTTCTTCGTTTTTACTGGCACATTCGGACAAGCAAACTCACTTTATGTTGCGGTTGTGGAAGAGTTTGACAGCAACAATCAGGCACTATACACAGTCGGTGGCTCGCTTGATATTCATTTGTTGTTGCAACCTGACAATGCAGGTTATGTTGATGTCAGCAATGTAAAAGTTTTAGCAACTTACGATTCAAGCAATTTGCAGTGGACTTTGCAAGTCGTCACAATCACAGGCAACAATTTAATTGGCACATATATCGGAACAGAAGCAGAGGCGCAGAGCTACATTAAAGACATAATTGCAACAGTTGCTAAAACAGCACTCGGGGAAATTTACACATTCATCCAATCTGACGGAACAACTGCAATTTATGATGAGCAGGCCACGTGGAAGGGTGGCACTGATGGAACAATATCAGATAACGGACAGTTTTTGTCGTGGGACGGGAATAAAAATTATACAAGAGACACGGCACACGACACAACAGCTGAAAATTGGTTGAGGTTGGCGAACACGGTTAACATATATTTTGATAACTCTGACACGGCGAAATACGGGACAACATGCCCGCAGAGCGCGCCTAACATCACTGCCTCGTGGGGCTACACGTATTTAAGACGTAATGGAGGCTCAATAACCGGCGCTGCCACTGGCAACGTAGGAAATGCAACCTCTTGGGGTGGCAACACTTCGGGCAGTATAAATTCAATTGGGCTTGACGCATCGCTGGGTGATGCTACGTATTCAGATGGTGCGCCATTACAACTATCAGCGAATGCATATGCACTTTACGTAGTCATAAAAGACCACGATGAGGTTGCAATGAGAAAGCAATTTGCCAACTATGTCAATCCAAATGCAAGCAATGTGCCTGTTGAAAATAGTGGAAGTTAAATGATTTGATTATGAATTTAGTAAAAAGCGAGCCAATTTTGAAGATTGAAAAAGAAAAACAAGGAGGTGAACGCCAGCAGTTTAATATCAAAAGAAATGAACTTGTGGAGAAAGGCGAACATGTTCCGTTTTCTGATGCTAAATATGATTATGTCATCAAAAAAAATCAGGTTGTAAAGGACGGTGTTGTATATGACAATCTTGACTATGATTTGGATATTGAAAAGGGCAAGAAAAAAGAGGAAATTGAAAAAGAGTTTGTTGAAAAGCAGTTATTTGATAACTCGGAAATAAATGAAGCGCTGGCAGTGTTTGTAGGACTTTTTGGTTATAAAAAAAATAAAGATGGGTTGATTGTTTTTAATTCTGGCATCACAAAATTTCAAGTTGAAGCATTGTTGCACGAATGGGCAAGTAAAAGTGAAGAGACCTTTGAGTATTTAGGGAAGATATGTAATAACAAGGAAACTGCGCTTGGCGTTTTATCAGTAATTGCAAACGTAATAAATACAGACAATGCACTTATTAGATGGATACGGCGTGTAAATAGCACCATGAACACCAATATTCTAAACAAAAAGAAAAAATCAGAATTGCTGGCACAGCTTGAAGCAGCGGCAACACTTGAAGAGGTGCAAGCAATAGATATTGAAAAAGCCAAGCAAGAGGTGCAAATTGAACTTGCTGGGTTGACTGGATTAAATGGAGTTGAAGGGGTTGAGGGGTTATGATTATAGTGCCGAAAATTGCTATTGATTTGATAAAACAGCGCGAGAAATATTGCCGTTGCGCCTACAAGCTACCGGGAGAGAAATGTTGGACTATCGGTTACGGCATATATGGGACTTATCCATCTGATAACAGCCCAGTTTGCGAGGGGCAAACAATTAATGAGAAAGATGCGGAATTTCAGCTTGTGTGTTATTGCAGGAAAAATTGTGGCGATTGTGTGGAGGAAATAGCAAGGGCTTTTAAATCGCGCGGACAGGTGATGACTGATAAACAAAAAGCCGCGCTGTATAGTTTGATTTATAATTGCGGTGCGCCACGCTGGAAGACATCAAAATGCAGGAGTTATTTGTTGTGTGGAAATCTTGACAAAGCAATGAGCGAGTGGGACTTCTGGGCTAATGTTGACCCTAAATTGAAAAACGGCATCAAAAAACGCCGCAATGAAGAAATAGAACTATTTTTTGGAGTTAAAAATTATTGGAAGATATGAACTCATTATTTAATAACGCTTGCATATTTTGGCATGGCGCATTGACTGGCATTGTCATATTTGGTTTATTCTGTGCTATCAAAAGTGCGGAAAAAAAATTGAACGTTTATTGCACCACTCTGAAAGTCGTGGCGTGTGTGGTTATTTGTTGCCATGCAGCGACCGTGTTTGCACCAGTTTTGAACCAGTATAACGCCAATAAGTTGAAAGAGGTTTGCATCCAAAACGGCATAACCGACCCCGCAGCAATAAGAAGTATAATGTTTTTGAAGGGTGTCTAATTCTGATGTAAAGACAAATGGGTGGGATTTTGCAATAGCTTTTGTGCTTGCCGTTGTTTCATGTGTTATCACGGTAGTTATTAAAGGCATATGGCATGATATAATTAACGTTTGCTTGACGTGTCAAGGAAATAATTGCGAGCTTGTTGCGAAAAATGGTTTGTGGATTTGCGTGCTTCTTACAGGGATTGATGCACTCCTAATTTTTAGCTTGGCTAAAAGAGCAAAGTATATTGTAAATGGTATAGTTGCGGTATCAAGACGACTAAAAGGAAAATCAGAAGTGTTTAATTGCGATGGGGAGAAATGACACAACAGGAACTTGATTACATCGCACAGAATGTCGCCGAGATTTTATGCGCAAGGGTGTCAAAAAGTGTTTTCAAGCGTGTTGATGAGTTTTGTTGGAGGCGTTTTGAGGACACAAAAATTGAGAAAAAAATAAACACAGATGCCTTTTTTTCTTGTCAAGAAAACCAGTTTTTCAACTACAAAACACAAAGACAATTTAGAAGTGTCAAGCTTGTCATGAAAATGAAGGATTTTTGTCTTGACCGCAAAGTTAATGATGACATGGCTAAATACTTTGCGACAGAGAGCCAATTTTACGCATGCAAACGGCGCGTAATGCACACGCAAATTAATAACTACTTGGTGATGAGTGTTGCGGGCGCTGGCGGTTTTGTCAACAAAAAAATCTATAACTATCATCAAACCGAGCCAATACCTGATGAGGAGTGGGTGCCAGTTGAAAAACGCACAGAAGCGCGTTATAAACAATCTAAACTCCGCAAAGAAATGATAGCAGAGGCAAACAATCAGTGCCAAATTTGCAAACAAATTTTTCCAGCAGAAAAGCTGGATTTAGATCACATCAAACCGTTAAGTTTAGGTGGTAAAACAACAAAAAAAAACTTGCAAGTTGTGTGTCATATTTGTAATTGCAAGAAGAGCAACAAGGTGTTATGATGACTGCTGATTTAACAAAAACAGTGCTTGCGGTTGCTGCAATCGTTTTGATTGTTGCATTAATTGCGTATAAACTTTATGACGACCACTATTGCAAACGCCAACTTGTTGAAGGCAATTTAAAGGACAAACAATATGCGAGTGATGTTTTCAAGGAAAATGTTCGCTCAAACACATCATCAATAAACCAATATATTATGCTGTTGCTGGGTGTGATTATTAGCGGTGCCGCGCCAGGAATTGCGGATCAGATTATGAAAATGGCGGATTACAAACCTGCAAGTGTTCAACAGATAATTGATGGTTCGGGTTGTGAAAATTGTTGATTATGAAAAAGTGGATTGTTGATAAAATTGTAAATGAAGCGATTGGCGCTTTTTGGCTTGCTGTCTTGTGTGGTGGGTTTTTCTGTCTTTCCAAATGCGTTTATGCAAGCGAGACGGTCAAATGCAAACGTCCGAGATGGAAGGTTGTTTATGTGGAGGAGCTGGGGTGCAAGATGCGTTTTAATCACTATTTGCTTTACAAGGAAGCAAAGAAGTTAAAACGCCCGATAACCTATGATATTGACAATGGGTTTTGTCGTGTGAAAACTGGGACTTGGCACGTTAAAGCAAGTCAAGGAATATTGACAACACACGACAAAAACCAGCTTCAAATTGATCACGTCCTACCGTTTGCATATCTTGCAAGGAGGATTGATTGCTCGCAAGTAGATGACTATTATAATTTTGAAGACAACTTACAGATTGTTGAGGCCAAATATAACCGCCATAAAAGTGATAAGATTTGCGAGAATAAGGATGATTGCAAGAAACAAAAAGAAATATGCGCGGTTATGGCAAAGACATTCAATAACGAGCATTTGTGTGATGATTTGTAATTATGGATAGTTTGAAAAAACTTGCAATAGCGGTTATTGTGTTGATTGCGGGCGTGGTTGCGCTGGTAATCTATATTGTCAATAGAGAGGCAAAAATTGGCAAACAAGCGCAAACGATAGAGCGGTTAAATACTTCGGTTCAAAGCTTGACAACAACCAATAGCGCTATGTTGGCTGAAAAAAAGCTTTACAGTCAGCAAGTGCAAAAATTGCAAGAAGAATTGAAAAAAATAAAAAAAATTGAAGTAAAAAAAGACGCAACAAGCAACGGCGATGACCTGATAAAAGCGTTATCAATGATTTTTGATTATGAGTGAACTTGAAGTGATTGAGAGCAATGTTGCTGGCAAAGGACAGGTTAGTTTTTCACAGTACAAAACAAACTGGAAGGACATGGGCATTATGGCGCTAACGGCCATCGGTGTTGTCGCGCTGATGACTATAATAGGCGTTGCTTTTACAGGTTGCACGCCAAACACGGTGTATTTAAAGGCAGATAAAGGCGAGGTTTTACAGATGGAAAGGTGCGTAAAACCCGATGATAAACTCCACTTTGCAAAGGTTGCGCCTCAAAAAGAAGGAGACAAATATGTTTTTGATGAGGAAAATTTTTTTAATTTAGTGCAAAACGCGGCCAATCTACGCAACGCTTACGAAGAGCTCAAAGTTTGCTACACAAATCAAGTGGATTATTATGTGCAGGTTGCAAATTTGTAATTCTCGCGAGCAAGAAAACACAGTGGGTCTTCAGCCCCTGTGATGAATTGCGTTGCAGGGCTTGACAATTAAATTTGATAATGTCTTTTTATTTAAATTTTGTTTATGACTGTTAGTAAGTTTTTAAATCTTTTTGTAAAAGATTTAGTATAAAATTGGTGTAGTTGATAATATTTTTATAAATGCTACAAAAATAACTAATAAATTTTTTTGTAGTATAATTGCTGTTGCTGCTGCATTTTCATTGGATGTTTTGCTTGCGTATTTTGCTGAAATATTTGCTGGAAATGTTGAATTTATCTTCAACGTAATTCATAATGATTTTTTTAGAGGTATAATTAGCTATTCTTTTGTTGTGTTAATTAATAATATTTTTGAAAAAATTAGAGAAAAAGTAACAGATTTATGATGTGCGGCTGGGTGGTTAACGCTCTACAAATAGTCAAGATATACAACTTTGCTGCGTGGGAGCTTGCTGGCTAAATTTGAATCAAAATTGGTGTTTGAGTGTATTAACCACGTTGCATTGTTGAAATAATCGTTATAGACGTTGAAATTGCTAAATTCGCCATCTGTTAATATGAACGTTTGCGGGCGGCGGAGTAATAACGCCATTACTGATTCATCAACATTTTGCAACTCTTTGTTGAATAGGCACTGAATGTCTGTGCCGCCACCACTTGGAATAAATATGTCTCTTTTTTTTGTGTTTGAGTCAATGATAGATGAAGCAACGATGCCCTCGCTCCAATATATTAGAGCAATCTTTGTGTTGTTACCCATTCTCCTGACGACACCGTATAAACAGTCAATGATTCTATTTTTTGTCTCGTCAGAAACACTACCGCTCACATCAATAGCAACACAACAAGTTGACATGTTTTGTATTTTTGATTGTTGTTTCCCTTTCAACACGATGCCATTATTGTAAATTGTATTAAATTTGTTATACTTGCTATAAGTTCTGTCATATTTTTTTGTCGTGTCTATTATGTATTTTTTGAGAGTTTTGTATAAAGGATAACTTGCTATATTGTCATTTTTTTTGATCATTTCATTGTTATTGGCCAAACTATCGGCCGAGCCGACACATACTGCGGCTTTGTTTGGAAGCACGCTGTTATACTCGGGTTGCTCAACGCCGTCCGTAAATTCGTTATACATTTGCGCTTGTGGCATTTGAAATTGTGGAAGTTCTTGAAACGTCCCCTTTGCATCGTGTGGTGGGGGCGGCGGCGTTACGTCTTTGGTGTCGTGCGATTCACTGTCGGAAAAGAATGCTTGTTTGAGCAAATAATACATTAACGGCAACAATATCAAACAAATTGCCGGCAAAACAATATTGCTATTGTTGCGACAGAACTGGATGATATACAAGACGACAGGCGAAATAAAATAATGAAGCAAACTCATAATTATACAGCCATTAACGCCATCCTACCAAGTGTGTCTTCTTCGTCCCTATCTTTTTTTTGTTTAAAACGGTATAAAAAATGTTTAAATTTTTCGTTCATCTCCTCTTGCATCTTTTCTGTGTCTTCTTTACCATTAATCCAAGCCCACCGAACAAAAAGCCCGTCGTCAATTAGTTTAATCGCGTCATCAAAGTTGTCAAGGATGACATGCATGCTTGCGTTTTCAAAAAGTTTTTTTTCTTTGTCTTTTCCTTCGTAAAGACTAATGAACGGGCGCAAGCAACCAACAAAGGTGTTAACGGGCAACGTTCCTGGACGATCGTAAGCTCCACGCGCGCAATCTGCCGCTTCTTGAAGCATTGGTGCAATCTTGTTACAAACTACGGAGTCACCATAGTAAAAAGGCCCATTATCTCTGTAACACAAACCTTCCCACTTGCCATCAGCTGTCCAAAAGAGCTCCAACCAAAACGCAACTTGCTCTAACGCAAATGCCAGTTTCTGCGATGCGTCTCCATCAATGCTCTTCTTCTCACTAATTAATTGTTCCAAAGAGTCCGTTCCCGACAGATAACATGAGGTTATTTTCTCCGATGGCTTTGACTTCAAAACGTTGATACCGAGCGGAAGACTCTCAAAGAAAAACGAAAGATTGTTGTTATCCAAGTAACCGATAACTGGTTCGGGGACGCCGCTTGCATTTTCACGAGCAGAGAGGCTATTCTTAACAAGGTTGACCGCGAGTTCTTTATCATTGACATACGCGTTAACGCAAAATACGACATCTTTAAGTCCTGCCCCGCTTGTAATCTGATTTGCGTTTAAAATTTTGCTTACCGCTTCCCACGAACGAGGCGTTAAATAAATCATCTCTTCGTTGTCAAGTTTGTCGCGCTCGTAAATTTTGTTTTTGTGTTGTTCAATATAACCAATTACCGCTGGGTTGATTCCTGCGCTCTTTGCCCATTTCAGCCATCCGTTTGCCAATTCTGTTGTGTCATTTGTAATGTAAATGTGCCCAAATCTGTTTTTTAATGGCTGTGATAGCTCGTTCGCGTTTATTGATGTATCAGAGTCATTACAGGCCGCCACAATAGCAACCCCGTCAGGCAACTTATACTGCTCGCCGTTGTAAAAAGTAGCACCCAGTGACCTTTCGTTAATAACTGACATTAACACATCTTGCACGTCCTTTTGGCAGTTAGTTAACTCATCAATAAACAATATTGCTTTGATGTCTTTGTCTGTTGGAAAGATTGTTGGCAATGTCTTTTCAAAACGTTTATAGCCGTTTTTATCAACAACAAAATTTCCCACGCCAGTTATTTCTTCTGATGGTGTTTGAGATGGCCGAATATCTATAAATTTCATATTCAACTCCTCTGCCAATGCTTTCACAAAAGCAGTTTTACCAACCCCTGGGGCGCCATGTATTAGTATCGGTTGATTCACCGAAATAGCAACTTTAATAACTTGTTTAGCTTGTTCTATTGTAAGTCCGTCCATATCAATACCTAATAAACCATCAATTGTCCATTTTGCTTAAAATCCAAGCACTTTTAACGCATTTAAAAGTGGCAATGAGAAGTAATATAAATATCGCCGTTGATAGCGCACGTGTTTGCACTACTCTATGGAGCAATATTAAAAACATCATTATACCATAATATATTCGCTTTTTTTTAGCTTGTTTATTATATTCGTGTGTGTGGTTTGGCGCAAAATATTTATCAGAGATATAATACTGCCTCATCATGCAAATAAAAAAGACGGCCAAAGTAAATATAATTACAGGTTCGCGCAAAAACTCTGATTCAGTCATTAACAACGCAATGGCCAAAACAATAAGCCAATTTAATGGCTTTTCCACGTACACTATTATTTTTTTACTTTCTTTTTTTATCATATTTTTTTCAAACAGCATATAACAACAAAAAATTAATTGTTAAGTTTTTTTTTATTTTTAGTTTTTTAAAAAAAATTTTTGATAAAAAAGCTTGACATGATGTAAAAAAAAAGTATAATGAGCTGTAAAAAATTTTTTTATGATTAGAAAGTTGTTTTTTGTTTGCTTTGTCGCCGCCTGCTTTTCGTGTGTGTATAAGTGGCTTGTTATTCAAGAAAAAAATGTTGATTATAACAAACAGGTTGCTTTAAATTCGCAAAAGAACAATAAACAGGTTATTCGTTTGGTCTTCCCACACGAATCTCGTGTTGTTGAGATTGATATTACGCCGTTAGATGAGGATATGTTGATTAGCGATGCCGTAATACGGGCAACGATTAGAAAGGTTGAAAGTGAAAGAAGGGCGGCTGAAATTGCCAAGATGTCCTTCAAAGACAGGATTAAGTTGTTTTATAAGAAGTTTAAAGGTGAGTAATATGATTAGATGTGTTTTTGTTTTATTTTTATTTATAGCCACAACTGGCAATGCTGTTGCTGTTGAAATCAGGCCAAATGCAATGCAAATGGCTAAAAAGTTGATAACTAAACATGAGACGCGCGACCGCAAGATGCCAGTTTTGAAGCCATATCATCACAAAGGAGAAATGATTGCAGGTTGCAAGCAAGGCGATTGCCGAGTATGGACGGCGTGTTATGGGAACACAATGCTTTACAATTGGAAGGGCAAATATGTCAGACACATCAAACAGACAGATGATTTTACGGTTGCAATTTGCGAGAAGGTATTCCGCAACCACATGATTGAAGTTGTTGACAATGTTGACAGAATTTTCAAACAAAATGGATTTGCAAACTGGAACACGATTTTGATGGACAGGGAAATTGCGGTTGTGCTGGATAATGTTTGGTGGACTGGTGCATATGGGCGTAAAATTAGAAGGTATTTGAAGGCGGTTGCGGATTATGGAAAGTTCATTAATTCACATGGCAGAAATGCGATTACAGAAAAGCAAGTTGAGCCAATTTTCAAAGCGCAAGAGGCGGTAAAAACAAGCAAACGATTTAATTTTACTCCGAGAATTAACGATTTGAATGAAGTGTTTGTGGGGCTGAAAGTGCTGTAAAAACCCCCTTGACTTTTATTTTTTTTATGTATTAAAATGCATCGGCCGAGGAGCACAGCCGAGGCCACATATTCTGTGCGTATGACCAAAAAAAAACAAAAAATCATTTTAAATTTTCAACAGAAACAACGTCAACAGGACATATCGTGCTATAATCAATTGTGCTCAAACAACCCCACAGGCCAGCTTTTAAAAGATGTTTTAATTGAATTAGATGATTGAATGGGCGCGGATACAGTGTGATTATTTTGAAAATGAAAAATTCAACACCGTAGCTATTTCCCTCTCAAAAAAATTCAAACGGACATTTGGTGCAAATCTACCAGCTTTGATTTATCAAAAATATATTTTTGAGACAACAAAGTGTGGGGTGGGGGATGTCAGAAAATTGCAAATGTCCGACTTCATGTGCGACTATTTTCCAAACGAATTTGAAAACCTGACAATCAAACAAATCCGAGAAGTAAGAGCAGAAATAGACACACAATTTGTCAAAGTCAACTTGCTAAATTCAAAATTTCAAATTGATGTCAACAAAATCAAAAAATTCAACCCTGGACTAAAATATGTCAGCAACGTCAACAATGTCAACATGGATGTCAACACAATGTCAACATCATGTCAACAACAATGTCAACATGGTGTCAACAATCAAAATGTTGACATAAAAAAACAAATTCGTAAATTGCAATTTGCTATTTCACAGGCGAAGGGACGGCTTAAAAAGGGGCTTGGAACAGAGGAAAACCTCAAAAAACTTCAAAACAAAATGTCAACATTAATGTCAACAATGTCAACAACTTTCTCCGATGTCAACAATGTCAACATGGATGTCAACACAATGTCAACAAATGTCAACGGGGGGATTAAGGGGGGTTATATAACCGAAACATTTGTTAAAGAAAATAAAGGAGAAAAGGAGAGGGAGAGAGCGCGCGCGCGCGAGGAGGCCGCCCCCGCCGTCCCTTCTACAAAAATTTTTGAAGGAGGACAAACGCAAGAACATGCCCCCGTGTCTTGTCATGCCAAAGAGAGCCACGACGTTGATGTCAAAAAGCGGTTTACTGGATTGTTGAGTGATTTGATGATGGAAATAAAGCAGTTCAAAAAGTACAACTATGTGTGTACGTGGCAAATGGGTTTTCCATACCTACATCACGACAGCAGACTATATGACATGTTGTCTGACCCAAGCAAACACACCGTCACCGTCAACACAATTACAAAAGCCATTAACGACTTGAAAAAACTGCAATTTTACTATTCCAGTTGCGCCAACAACCCCGATTTATCACCAATTATTGACTACTGGGCGAAGGTGTTACGTGAGAACACATCGCGGCCAAAAGGCATGAACGAGGACAGGTTTGTTCAGATGCATGAGTTGTTAGTTAAAATGTGGAAACACGAAAAGGACTACACTTTTATAACAATAATAAGTTTTATACAAGATTACTATGGCCGCAGAAGGTTAGGAAAAAACGGCAATGAGTATCTTGTTGATCACCCTCTAATATCAGATTGGGACAGGTATTCGGATAGTCAAAGACGAAACAGGATATTATACTATCAAGTCAAAGATTTGCTTCCGCATGTAGACAAACTATTGGAGCTAAAAAGACAAATGGATGTTGCCAACAAGAATAACGATGATGCGGAGTATAACAGGGTTTATGCGGAGTATAGGAGTTATTTTGATATCAATGTTGAGGATGTGTTTAGAAGTTAGTTTTGGCGATTGACACAAAATCAACTAACTGGCGTGAACCATGTAACACCGATACCCGCTGGCTGTATTGTGGACTGTCCTGTAACATACAGGTTACTGACCCATGACGCATCAAAATTGTAGTTTTGCGATCTTGATGAAGCGGTTCTTAAATTGCCAATCTTGCTGCCCTTTCGAAAGGCGCCTTTTACTGTCGCGCCAGTTCCAATACCTCCAAAACTACCCGTTATATTTGGTATTTTACCCTGTGTTCTTGCAAGATATTCCGTGACGTTTGTAATGCCGAACGGAACACCACCTGATAAATCAGGCATTCTAAAAGTCTCCCCAATTTCTCCTTGTTTATATCGTGTATAAACATTGCCGCCCACCGTTATAACCTGCTCTGTTGTAATGGATTGTATTTGCTGGGTTTTTGTTGTGCAATATTTGTCAGAATACAGATAATCGGCAATTACCGTTCCTCCAATGGTATAACCGTCCGCAATTGTAATCGGGTGCAGAGATTTGGTGTAAAAAAGTTGATCAGCTGGGCCAAGATAGCGACCATTATGTTCAGGGTCTAAATTATATTCCTCGCCGTCAATAGTAATACTATTTGAGGTGAAAGCGGTGTATATACCTATGGCCTCGGGATATGGCTCTGCGTACAACCAGTCGTTATTTTCAGGATAATCGGAGGCGGTGTAATAACTTTCATCACCAATCTTGTATTCTTTCAAAATGTCGGTTGGCACGGCCTGTTCGTTGTCGTCTGTTACCAGTATATTATACAAAGAACTTACTTTGCCTTTTTCTGTTTGAATTTGATCTAAATACAAATAAGAGCCAATAGTTGGTTTGTCGTTATCCGTGTAATACAAAACACCTGAGATGATATTGGCAAAATCATTAGATGGCTCTGACTCGGTTCGCTGGTATGTATTAGATGGCGTCGTCCCGTTGTCTGTGTACACATTGTATACGCTGTAATCTGTGATTGCGTACACATTCACCGGCTCTGTAAAAGTTTTGTCGCCAACACTTGGGGCGTTTGTTTCTGTGTAAAGTTCTGTCGCTTGGGGAGATACATCCTCTTCTCCTTCCGGATATTCTTCATCCCACACCCATTTTTTATCATTAATCGCGTCTCTCGTATAGTTATATTGCAACACAGTAATTGTATTGTCCGCCACTGACGACACGGTGCCACTAAAAACAATATTTCTTGGGTCTGTTGCTCCTTGGTATAAATAAGTCCCCTCGTTAATATCTTGGTTGTCAACATACGACCAAACAACAATCGCCCCATTTGTAAATTTTCTGTCGTTTGAAGTGTCATTAGCCAAATATTTGGTTTCTCCGACAAACACAGCATCTATACTACGGCCAGTTATTTCTTTATACTGCTGTGGCTGTGGTCGGTCATAAGCTATACTGTTAACGTTGATCGGTAAACCGTTAAAATAGACAACATCTTCATCATCTTCTACATTAATGTATTTTGTGCTCTCGTCTTGGTCTACCCGATAAACCTCTCCGTTATCTAAACCCAACCGATAAGGCAATTGAGACGCTATTTGCTTTTCTCTGTGCGGTGGAATAGAGTGGAAATAGTTATTGCCGGCCGCCATTGCATATTCTAAATCAATATACACAACCTCTGCACCAGTCCAGCAAAAGCCAGTTGTCGTGTCGGAGCTGTTCCTGTGATAGATGCCAAAATACTCCCACAATTTCTGATAATTGGCTTTCTGCAAATTTTGTCCACAACATCTAACGGCTCCGGGAAACGTGGCCCCTTGTGCCGGGAAAAACTCACCAAACGCATGCCCGCTATTTTGATAAAAAACAAGCTTCTCAAAACTCTCATTATAAATCAATTCAATGTATTTATTTTTCTCAAACGCACCACTCGGCACAGCCCCACCCTGATCCGTGCACAAACCCACTTCTACGCCGTCTATTGTAATAGTTGATAGCGCAACAGCGTTTGTCTCGTCCGCGACAAAACCAATTTTAAAGCCGTTATGGAGATAGTCAGCAACAAATTTCATTTGGTCTCGGTGTGTTAACACACATGCCTGCCCCTCTCCTCCGACAGACCAAAAAAAACTATTAAATTTTTCACTACATATCTGCCAAGAACTGGCGTCAGTAAGTGGTTTGTGATCTATCGCGTAATTGTTTTTTTTGTATCTAAATGCCGCCAAAGACACAGGGTCGCACGCAAAACCGCCCTTATAATAATACATGGTCGGGTTCCATGCTACATTTTCATGCCCGTGCATGCGCATTTGTTGTTGCAACCCACTCGTTACCACGATGTTTGCAAGAAAATTATACCCACCACAATGTTTCCATTCTTCACGAGATGCCTGCAACAATACATTCGGCACCATTTTTTTTAAGTTCATCGTTTGTTCGCGCTGAACCTCTCGCAGATTGGATGCATCGTTGTCTTGATAATCATATGTTCCGACTTCATCGGTGTCGGCGTATGGCACGAACGGTGGGGTGTCAGAGAGAGAACCTTCAAAAAAACCTTTATTTATCAAATTGTCAATTAAATCGTTTGGCATACACTATAATGTGGTATAAAAAAAACAAAAATGTCAAGATTTATCTTGACAAATCGGTAATTACCGATAAATCAACAGGTTGGTTTGATTACTTAAATATGATGAATGTAGGGTATTTGAAATGTGGACGAACTGACGAGAGCGACGAGGTATTAACGCCAAGATATGCGGTTGAACCAATTGTGAAATATTTGAGACAAAGCAGATATGTCAACATTTTGTGCCCCTTTGACAAAGACGACTCGCAATATGTGCGAGTGTTGCGCAGTCATGGTTTTCATGTTGCAAACACACACATTGAGAACAAAGATTTTTTCACATATACTCGCATGGACATGAAAGGGGTTGACTGTATTGTATCCAACCCACCTTTCTCAAAAAAAGACGAAGTATTGGAGCGTCTGTTTGCTCTGCACGTGCCCTTTGCCATTCTCCTTCCGCAAAATGCTTTACAGGGAAAAAAACGCACCGCTCTATTTCAACAATACGGTTTAGAATATTTAGGTTTTGATACAAGGATTAGTTTTTACACGCGCGGCCGATTAGATACAATCCAAAAAAATAATCACTTTGCAAGCGGATATTTCTGTCATTACGTTTTACCTGAAAGATTGGTTTTTGAGCATTTAGAATGCATCCAAGAGCCATATGTAGATTAATATTTGAGAAAAGCCACAGCATCGGCAAGATTGTCTAAAAAGTCGTCATCGTTATTTTTGGAATTGCCTTTGTCGTAATTTTCGCACTCCTTGTAAAAACTTTGTAAATAGTAATATTTCGTTTTAACAATATCGCCTAAATATTCTTGTTGTTTCCCGGTCGCGACACCGCGTATTGGCTCCTCCTGTTTTGATACTAAAATATACATGTCTACATCAGAGTATAAAGATATTACTGCGTTTGCAATTCTGTTTGCTTTACTGTTTTCCTTTTGCTTGCGTGGTGGTATAAAGGTTTTAAGACAGTTGGTTATTTCCGGTTTGTTAGTTGCACCGTGTCTGCAAGCCCAATCAAGACGGCTTGACTGCGACTCGCAGTTTTCGTGGGTTCTCCACCTCCCTGTCAGCAAATATTCTGACAAAAACGCCTCGCTACTTGGTTCATATAACAGCGCAACATCTGGGTCAACATTAGTAAGATATGGCATATATTTGCGCAACGAAGCCATGTTGTGCATCAGGTTTTCCGTCACAAAATTGTCAAGATGCGGTATAATCTCTAACGCATCAATTTTCCTATAAAAAAAATCAAGCAAATACAGTTGCGGTCTTCTTTCGGAGCTCATATATGCGCCCCAAAAACAAAAGCACGTGTGGTTGCTATATTTTTCTTCCGTGAATGCAAGGTCGGTTGTGAAAAAAAACCTATCAAACGTGATGGGTTTTTCTTTTGAGAAGCACTCCGTATATTTTAAATCAAGGCCAATACCGCAATCGTGTTCAACGTCTTGTTGGTAATTTGGTAAATAGGTGCTCATCAGTTTTGCTTTCTCCACCTCTTCTTCTTTGATAGAAAGCGTGCTACCGTGATACTTGCGCAGCCAACCTCTTGGGCGCGGGAATTTAACATCATTGCCGTCTTTGAACTCCACAACCACATCTCCATCTTCAAACGTTTCAAACGGTATAACAACTTTGTTTAGTTTGATTTTTGTTGTTTTTTTCTGAAAGTCGTAGATATAACCAAAAATGTCTTTTTTACTCACCCTTTGTCCTAAAAGCACCATCGGCAACGCTCTTTTTTTATTTTCATCAGCCGAATTTGTGGCGGTTAAACGGGAGCATAAATACGCATATGTGTGTATTGCGTTATCAAAAGAGTGCGCCGTGTTTCCAGTTGTCTTGTTAAAATCATCGCATATAATAATGTCGGCCGACAAACCCCCAAACTGTGCCGAGATGCTGCGCGCCTTGATGGTCCCGCCTGCGACGTTCATTAGTGTGTGTTTTGTTTTTTTTTTCAACTTCAAGCCGTTATCTCTTCCAACATTGATAAACACGTATTGGAATAATTCTGACATCATCATGTTTCTCATTTCCAGCAAAAAGCCCTCTACTGTATTTACTGCGGCGGACATTTCAATAATATTGCGCTCGGGATATTCAACCCAGCACCACACTGCAAAGAGCTGGTTCATGATGATTGTTTTTCCCATTCGCATCGGACAGTTGACCGCCAATGACGCGTCTCCTTCTTTCAAATTACCGTCTTTGAAAGCTGGCATCACAAGCATTTGCAAATCAGCAAACAAATCAACTATCAAGCGTTCGCTTGGTTTCAAGATGTCAAAGAAAAATATGCAGAAAAATCTAAAATTACGCCTGCATTTCTCGCAAATGTAAAGTTCAAACCATTTATACTCACTTTGAAAAGCTTGATAATCTTCAATGGGTGGGCGCTTCAAATAGTCAACATAGTAGCACACATTATCAACAAAAATGTCAAGTTTCAAAAGTTGTTGCAAAATCGGCGAACAGTTTGCGTCAACCCATTCTTTGTTATGTTCCTTCAACCATGCGTTATAACTGCGTAAAAACTCTATTTGTTTGCTTGTCGCTATTGCATCAAGCGGTTTGTGAGTTTGTAGAATGTTATCATAATATCTCTTCCAATTTTTTGTCATGATTTAAAAAGTAAGTTGCCATTTTGTAAGATAGTGTTTAGTTGTGCGTTATACTCACCAAGTTCTTGTGCTGTATCAGAAGGAGACGCCGATTGCAAAGTATTTACTATTTTCGGGATGTTTGTTGTCAATATTGTTAATAACGTTTGCAACAGTATTTTGAGAGAATAGTTGTCATTGAGAACCGAAAATAATCCGTTTTCATCACACTCTATTTTACCACCATTGCTACTGTTTAGCTCAAATCCAGTTTTACTGTTTGCTATAATTTTTTTCACAGACTCCAAAATTATATCTCCGAATATGCTACGAATAACCCTATTGATGTCGTTTTTACCGACTGGTGATAATGGCATTAAAATAAACGCATTGCGCTTGTTGTTCATGTTGAAGCGATTGTTTTTTGATGGCAGATCGCAATTACTGCCATACATCATACTCCTCGTGTTATTTGTTGTTGTGTAAGAGACAACTACAAGCTGGCCAATATAGTATTCAAGCGTCCCGTCTCCGTTGTTAGCAAGCATTGGGATGATGTCGTTGGGGCATTTATTGTTATTTCTATCAACGTAGTTGTCAAGAATTTCAACGTAAAACAACTTTTTCTCTTCAACAACCTTTATATCGCGAATTATGCCCGCGCTTGCCGTGTGGATCGGTTCTTCAATTATTGCATCGGCCATACTCATTTAATTGTCAAAAAAAAGAAGTCCCCTTGTTTTAACTGGGGGATGAATTTTTTTAAATCAAGTTTTTTTTACTTGACTTTTATTTTTTTTTATAGTTTTACATTATCATATAAATGATAACAAATATTGCTTACAAATACAGATTAAAACCAAATAAGCAACAAAAACAACTATTAGAGCATCATTTTGGATGTAATAGGTTTGTGTGGAATTACTTCTTGCATCAAAGACAAACATTCTATCAAACAAACAAAGAAGACATTGAAGCGAAAAGAATTAAAGGCACTAAAACATACTATGATGATGAAAAAGAATTAGTGAAATTAAAAAAAACCGAAGAATACAAATGGTTAAAAGAAGTCAATAGTCAATCACTAATAGCAACCTTGATGCACCTTGACACCGCATATAAAAACTTTTTCAAAAAGAAATCTAAATTTCCTCATTATAAGAAAAAGGGCGACAATCAAAGTTTCACAATCCCGCAATTCATAAGAGTTGAAAACAATAAAATATACTTTCCAAAGTTCAAAGAAGGCATAAGATTAAAAGAACATAGAAAATTAGAGGGTAAGATTTGCAATGCAACAATATCAAAAACATCAACAAATCAATTCTATGTGTCTATTATTGTTGAAAAAGAAATTGAACCATTACAACCAAACAATGATGCCGTTGGTATTGATTTAGGAATTAAAGATTTTTGTATTCTGTCAGATGGAACAAGATATGAAAACATTAAGCCCTTGAAAAATCATTTGAAAAAGATTAAATACTTGCAAAGACAATTAAGTAAGAGTAAAAAAGCAAGTAAAAGAAAAGAAAAGAAGAGATTAAAATTAGCAATATTACACCAAAAAATACATAATCAAAGATTGGATTATTTACATAAAATAACAAAAGCAATCACTGACGAAAACCAAGTCATAGTGATTGAGGATTTGAATGTGAGTGGGATGATGAAAAACCATCATTTAGCACAGGCAATCAGTGATGTTAGTTGGCACGAATTCAAAAGACAACTTGAATATAAGTGCAAATGGAAAGGGAGACAATTAGTAATAATTGACCGCTTTTTTCCATCAAGTAAAACTTGCAATCATTGTGGGTATATCAATCAAGAACTGACACTTGATGTTAGACAATGGGATTGTCCGCAATGTAAGAGCAAGTTAGATAGGGACTTGAATGCAAGTATAAATATCTTGCAACAAGGTCTCAATATGGTGCAGGGAACAGGCATCAAAAGCGAGGGGAGCTGTCGGCGTTAGCTGAAGCTATGAACCTTGAAGCCCCTTCATTCATGGAGGGGTAGTTCACTAGCTTTTGTTTTTTTGAGTGAAATATTAAATTTTGTCAGATCCACTTGCATATCTTCATCGCTATCAGGCGCTTTGAGAGTGATAAAGTTCTCGCCAAAAAGCTTGTCGGGTATCAAGTAAAACATTTGGCCGTTTAACTCCCCAAGTACATAATGCGGCGAGGTGAGCGTTTTGTCCTCTCCGATGTGTTGATAGATAATGGTTGGCAAGTGGCACAATGCACCCTCGGTTTTTGTATCGTCGTTAATATTGTGTTTGTGTGCAATATCAGTCGCTTCTTTTTCCTCCGCGATTGCAATCAGCCCATATTCGTCTTGTTTCGTTTCAACATCTTGAAGCATTCTCTTTGGAAAAATGTATAAAATACTTGCAAAGCTGTTGCGCGCTATGTAATAACCGCCCAATTCATCATTCTCATTCACAAACACCTTTTTGTTATTTTTTTGTCTTATGTCGTAAACGTATTGGTAGAGTGCCAAAACCATTTCACTTGTGTTGTGAACTTTGCTGTATCTGTATGTCACTTGCTTGGCGTGAACGCATACACCTTCATTAAGTTCATTGTGTTTCATGTGTGCAAAACTACATATCTTTTATAAATGTCAACATCATCTTGACATTTAAATTGTCGCATACAAACTATCGGCAGTTTTAAGATTATGACGGTTAACCCAATGGATTTGTACATCCAAAATAATATCAGTGCGGCTGTTGTAAGAAATTATGGGCCTGGCAACTATTGCCTTGTTACCAATGAAAAAAGCAACATGCCAGCCCGCGTAAATACTTTTACGGCGCTTGAAGATATTGAAAAGGCATTTGGAACCAACACAAAGACATATTTAATAGCGGAAGCAATGTTTGCGCCGTCTGCCTCGTTTAGAAGCACACAAGGACAGCTTACAATAGTTGAGCTGATTGACTTTGTAGATGCTACACGCGGAAAATATATTGTCCCTAATATACACTTTTCTGACTTTGAATATATTACAAACGGAAGCTATGCGGCCAGACATAGATATGTTGATAGCACAAAGGGCATAAACGCCGCGAGCCTCCTACGCTCAACAAGCTGGTTATATTCTTTGGATTTTTCCACTTGCAAACGAACAAATGAAAATAACGAACTTGACGAAGAGGCAAGTTTAAGAGCCGTTGCAGAAGTGTTAAATACAGGTAACCTTAACATCTATTTTGAAATTGAAAAAAAAGTCGTGATAAACGGCGAAAATGAAAACGCCGAGTATAATTTAATCGCGGAAACAGTAGGGTTCGGGCCGTACCATTCTTTTACAATTGACACATATGGCGCGGCGGCCGATGATGTTGGAATTCTGATTGGCAACAAGCGGTACGCAAATGTTGTATCGGGCGACATCGTTTTGGCAAACTTTAATAACGAAGAAATACAAGGAAAAACATGTCATTTGAATTTAGAGATTAACGGGGAGCCGTTTGTTGTTAGTTTTGAAATGACACAAACCTTTGATAGAATTGAGGACTTGTCAGTGTTTTTACAAGACAAAATGGATTTAGACACCCACATTAAAGGTATTGTAAGAGTAATGGCATGGGGAGGTAAAATTATGTTTTACCTCAAAAGAGAACAATTTGGCGACAACGAAACCATTGACATAGTTGCCGACGAAAGCGGCTTGGCAGATGTGGTAGATTTGGCCGCTTCCGACTATTTGAACGCGGACGTCTCGGTTACCAAACCATCAACCTCATCAAAATTTATCAATGGAAGTAATGCTGTAAGCGGCGCCCGCACGATTTCAGATGCGCTGATTGAGGTTAACGACTACGACAAGCGCACGTTTGCTGGCGTCTTTATGACATCGTTTGATTTATCTTGTTCTGATGTTGCCGATATTGTCAGCCAAACAAAAACCAAAATATATCCAACATTCCCATCGTGTTTTGCATATACACATCCCGATCCGTTTGAATGCAAATTTTGGCAAGACTATATAGCCCTTGATTCACGGCCATATTTTGCGCAAAGTTGCGGTAGGTTTGGGCTTGGCAAAGCGGTTACACAGCAATGCACTGCGTTTTTAATGTCCGTGTTGGCATCCAAAGATTATGCGAAAAAAGACAATCGCGTCCCCAACATTGACCTGATGACAGTAGAAATGAACGGCTTTAATTCCTCTGTAAGTATTACAACAGATGAAGCAAGGGGGCTGGCAGATGCAGGAGTGCCTTGTGTTGCCTATATCAAGACAATAGGGTGGGCGTATTCTACACACAATGACATTAACTCGTTTGGGTTTAAAAACGCAATCATTGGCGCATATGTAGTTCAGAAAATTAATTCTTTGCAAATAGATTTGAAGAGGAACGGCGAAGCTGATTTATCAGTGAAGAGCCGTGACACTTTGGTTGGCGAGTTGATGAATCTTGGGTGTATCATGCTCAGAAACGGCGCTTTATCGGCAGAAATATCAGAACAATCAGCATCAAGTGCCCGCAACTTACTTGGTCTGACAGAAACAACAGAGGAAATCGTTAAGGGCATAAAAGATCTTGGGCTTGGAATTTTTGATGTAAAAGTAGATGGTATGAAATACCTTCTATCAATCATCATAAATCTTAACAAAAGCGCCTTCGGGTTTGTTAACAATATATGTTTTACGGTTAATTAATATGAACAGTTTTTGGGGGACAAAAGGAAATGGAAGGTTGATTTTAGCAGGCCTAAATTGCACTGGTCTATATGGTTTTGACCACTCGGACCCAGTAGTCACGATGGGGGAACCACAGGTCTCTCTATCAAATGGAGGTGCAACAATTACTCCTACGGTTGAACAAGAAGTTGTGTCGTCAGTTTTATATTTTAAAAACATCATGAGTATCGCAACAGATGTTGGCATATTAAATCAAACGTGGGAAGCCGTTTTACAAAAGTTGCGACAACGCGATGTAAATGGGTCCGCCCAGCTGTTATGCGGTGAAACAGCGCTGTGGATACCACAAGCTTTAAATACGGTTGGAACCATGCAAAAGTATTTAACAATAAAATGCTTCCCTACACAACAACTGCCATCTTTTGACGTGCACGGCAATTCGGATCAAGAGGTCGCTTTCCAATGGCAAGGGCAAAGAATAGAGTAATAATATGCCTGATTTTTCTGCTTTTTTTGATAGCATTCCAGATGCGATAAGCGGAACAGAGGAAGTAAGCCAATTATTGCAAGGTTCAAGAGGTTTTTTTCAAGGAGATGACAGAATTATTCCAGTTGGTTCGGTTGATGATTTCCGCATTGAAGTGGCATTGGAACAAACGGTTATAACACCGACATCTAACACACCGCCGCAATGGTGGGACAAAATTTTGTCAAGAAAAAAAGTTCAAAGAGGTTTTTTTGATTTAATCGGAAAGTTTGATTTTGTCATCGGTGGCATTGGTGTTAATTTTGGCGAGAAACAGTTGCCGACAGGGGCGACTATTGGAACTTACTTTAACAGGCCTTTAAAAACCGTTACTGTCAACGGCACCATATCAGAACTTTGCTGTTTTTTTCAAGAACCATCCATGATTACGGATGTCTACACAACAGCAGACACAAGCATGGGTTCGTTGGGTGTCAGGCAATATGTTATGGCGGCGATTCCTGATGAAGTTGAAAAAACTGTTGCGCAAATAAGAGATACAGTTGACAATATAAACAGCCATCTTTCTGCCGCGACAGCAGTTGCAAGAGATTTTAACAGAATTTTTGGAGACAACAAGCAGATTTTAACAACCAAAACGCAACAACTGATAGATTTTTTGTTAAAATATAGTAGCCAGCGTGAATTTGCCAATAAAAAAACAAAAACATATGGGTTATTAGTAAATGTTACCGTAAACGGTTTTCGGTTTCAAAATATATGCATGACAGCCGACAGCTCAATTAAATCTTCCAATGCAATTAAAGCCAGCACAAATATTTCTCTGTCATTCAAAGAAGTAGACAGGCGGAGCAATGTGCGAAGGGCTAAGTGATGCTACTTTTTGCGATACGATCTAATTGTTTCACTTTCTATTTCACTACAAAACCCCAACAAACTTGTAGGCAATATTTTATACTTGTAAATCTCCTCTTTAAGTTTGGCGGCCGCAATAGTCAAAAAAAGCTTTCTTCGTGGTTCTTCAACCAGCCATGCATATTCTATAATCCCTTTTTCAAACTGAATCCTATTACTTTCATTAATCATATTTTAAATATTTGATAACGCATCCGCAATCCCTTTGTCATCTATTGAAAAATCAATGTGTAAAGCTTTTAATATTTTGAAGAAACGAACTGCACTGAATCTGTCTTTGCCGCGTTCGTATTTGAAAAGTTGCTGTGGAACAACGCCGATTTGTTTAGCCATAAACACTTGGGTGACGCCTCTTGCTTCCCGAGCTTCAACAATTTTTTGTGCCAATTCCTCGTCTATTTTAGTAGCTCTTTTTTTAGTCATGTGATAACAATATATGGACTTTTTTAAATGTCAAGAAAAAAAAAACTAAAAATAAAAAAAAAACACTTGACAATTAAAAAACTTTGCATAAAAAATAAATCAAGCAACCGAAACGCAAAGTAGTGAAACGCAAAGTAGTGAACCTTCGGAAGTAGCGAAACGTAAAGTAGGCGGGAAGTAGTATTGTTTTTTTTATATGGTAGAAGACAAGAATAAAACGAACACCAATCATCCAATTGTCAGGAGGCAGGCGATGAGTGATTGGTTCCATACATAAAAATTATTAAACCGTTAGCCCCAGCGTTGCTTCCAGGGGCATTGTTTAAAGGAGATGATATGAGTAATTTGGATTTTCATTTTACAGAATGTTTGATTTTATCAGGTGAAAAACAAGCGCCACAAATAAAACAATCAAAAGACGGCAATTTGAACTGGTTTGAGTTCAATGTATTGGTAAGCAGAAAAAATAAAAATGATGAGCAAAAAAAAGACATCAATTTTGTCGTTAAAGTTATGTGTTTTAATGAAAAAATAGCCAATGCGCTTCAAGATAGAATAAAAAACGACAAAAACAATTTTTTCACGGGCTCATGCAGGTTGCAAAGCCATATGATTAAACCTTTTGAAATTGATGGTAAAACACACAATTACTATAAGTATTTCACATGCGTTTTAGAGGATTTTAAATTTGTCATATCATATAGCGACAAACAGAATAACGAAACAGAGCCAAATAAAGGTTGGCACACAAACAACAATAACAACAACGTCCCGACTGGCGATTTGCAGCCCGAAGATCCGATTGTTGATGATGATATCCCGTTTTAATGATGTTTTATGAGTTTTAAAGAGTTTTTGGAAGATTTGAAGTTTGAAGGTGAAAAGCCAGCGATTAAAAGGGCGTTTTGGTTGACATGGACTGTTGCGTTGGTTGCGATTAGTTTAGCAATTAGAATAAAAATAGACACAAACACCCTCAAGCGAGAGCAGTTAAAAAATCAATACATGCTGGCGGCGCTGTGTAATATGCCCGAAAATCAATCAGCATGTGTAGCAGGTTTGAGTGATATTGAATATGACAAGGATTAAATTAATAATGAAGAGCGCGCTTGATAACATCAAGTTCAAGTTCAGAAATATTGTTGACACAGCGCGGCATTACTATTACAGATATACTGACGACTTTAATATTGGCAAGACGGCGCTCAATGCTGTTTTGTCGTTAATAATCGGTGCGCTGTTTGTGGGTGCGGCATATGGTTTTATTGCAATACTTCGTTGCAAAGAATATTTTTTTATTATCGCAACCCTGTTAATTGCAGTCCTTGCGTTCATATTAAATTGCATCAGTGACGTAAAAACGCATGAAGAAGAAAATATAAAAGAGTTTTGTGAGTGAGTTATGAAGAGTGTTTTGAAATTTGTGAGTTTTTTTTGTAGGGAGTCTGTAAGGGCGTGCGTGGTAATATTGTCAATACATATTATCGCAAAGTTTTTCAGTGGCAATCTTCAAGTTGCGTCGTTTGAGGGGTTTGTTGGATTGGTATTATTGTTAATGCTAGCGGCCGCAGTTGTGAATTTTGTGGACAAAAAGTTTTTGAAGGATTGATATGACAATGAATTTTATAGAAAAATTCGGCAAGGGCGCGGTCATTGCGGCTGCGGTTAGTGCTGGTTTAGTTTTGATGTGTTTGATTTGTTTTTGATATGGAAGTGGAAGAAGTTCAAGTAAAAATGGAAGATGAGGCAAAAGCAAGCGGTGATAATTCCGAGAAAGTGTTGGTTGATAAAGAATTGTTGAAGATATTGTTTGATATTATATTTGATCCAATCAATGAAGAGCATTATAAACATTTTTACTTAATCAATGCAGACAAGGAAGTTGAATGCTATCAAGTTGGTGAGGACGGCTGGGAATATGCAGGATGGGGCTCCATCCAGGATGCGGAAGATCTTGAATTCGTAAAGAATGAAGGTTATTTATGCCCCGAACTATCCAACCTCTCATTTGAAGAAATCAAAAAACTTGGTGAGACAAGTGCTCCAGGGGTTTATTTCAAAGGTAAAAAAGTTTGGGATTTATGACTTACAATCCATGGGACTGTCAGCGCAGGCAACAGCCACCAAAGCAAGATTACGATGATGACAACTATAATTATAACTGGATGGATGTTGTTAACAACAGCCCTGCAAAGTTTCAGCCAATAAAAAAAGAAATACCAACAACCGAGGAATCCTTGAAAAGCGGTTTGTGTGGTAAAAATACATGCAAGGAGGATGCCGATGATGAGGATGCGGGCGAGAAAACAAACGAGAAGAAAACAACACGAAAAGGTCTTTATGTATGTATTCCATTTTGTGGCTATTCGTCAATTACAGAGTTTGCAAAAGCAAACTGCATGTCCGTTCAAAAAGCCCGAGACAGAAGAGCGGCGCTGATAGCGAGAGGAATTAAAGCAGATGATATAACTGCTGATGATATTTTGAATTTCAAGCGCATGCCACATGTTGGTGGGAGCCCGCGCAATAAAACCAGTATTCCACAAAATGTAGACAACTCAAAACTTGACACCTTCGCAATCAAGCAGGCGGTTCAACAAGAAGGCGAGTTTAAAGGCGCGGAAGACAAGACAGAAGACAAACTGGGTGAAATCACCCAGTTTGATAACAAGGAGCACGCAAAGAAACCCGCAACAGATGATTATCTTGACAAGCTGGGGCAGAAATACAATGAAATCCGTATTGGCGATTTAGAGGTTGAAGTAAGACAGTTGCACGATGATGTTGACAACCTCAAGGCCATGATAGCAAAGCTTGTTAAAGGTGAGTTTGCAGGGAGTGGCGATTTAAAAGAGTTTTTAGAACAGATTATAGCAAACATAATCGTTAAAACATATGCCAAGTGATACGATGTCGGCAGAGGAATACAGGCAGATGCTCGGGTTGCAGGTGACGCGCAAACCAACACACCCCGAGCATGATTTGCAATGCTATCTGTGCCAACTGCTTGATGCGCATGGCGTCTATTACTTTGCAATTCCAAATGGCGAGTTGCGCGGCAAGAATGCAATACACGGAAAGATTATTGGCGATAGATTGCGCAAAGAAGGTGTAAAAGCTGGCGTCGCGGACTTACAAGTGCTGCTTGAAGGTGGTATATCAATTTTTGTTGAAATGAAAGCAGGTAAAGGGCGCCAAAGTGAATTACAGAAAAACTTTGAGCGCAAAGTAAAATCGCTTGGTTTCAATTATATTGTTCTAAACTCCTCCGACAAATGCGATGAGTTTGTAAGAGCTATAACAGATAAAAGTTGTTTTGAGAAGATGTCGCAATATTTTGAAAACTTTTAAGATGGCGGATATTGCCGTCAATAAACGCTCCGTTTTTTTTTTTTTATTTTTAGTAAAAAAAACTTGACATTTAAAATAAACATGTTATAAAATGGATGTAAAAAGTAAAAACTTTTTTACAAAACGAGTTTTATTTTTGTGATGCGATGATAAATAAAGCACTTAAAGAATTTGCGAACGAGCAGTTTGACGGCATGCCTGTCCGCGAGCTTTGCAAGGCAATCATGGATATTCATTTGAATGATTTTTGTGACGAGATAGAGCAGAAGACAAAAGGCGTGGTTCTCATGTGGCCGAGCACAAAGCATCTTGGCTGTTTAGTTTGCAACAATGGCGCGATAACCGTGCGTTATGACCGACAATCAGGCAAGTTTGTTGAAGTGGAACACGATGAGGCAAGGGCGAGCGAGGCGTATGAAATTTTGAGGGTTTTAAATTATGAATAAAAAAGACGATATTCGCGAAGCATTGCTTGGCGTTTTAGAGCCACTCTATTGCGCGTGTTATGGGCTTGGCGCTTGGGAAAAAGATAAACACGAATATGACGAGGATGTTTGCAACAGTGCGGAAATTCGTAAAGAAATCGAACTTTGCAAGGCGATTTTAGAAGAGCGAGGCAAAGATTGGGAAGAAGTAATAATGGCGTTTAAAAGGATTAAAAAAATATGTTTGAAATAAAAAAACCAAAAACAGAGCAGAGTTGGTTGAAGGAACGCCAGCAGATAATTACTGCATCGGAAATGGCATTTGCACTGGCGAATTTCTGCGAGGATGAGACGACGAGGTTGTTTTACGAGGACATTTTGGACAAAGTCGCCGCTCCCGGAAAACCAAAGAGCAGATATGCTTTTTATGTTGAAAAGCATCTGCCTGCCGAGCGTTTGGAACTCTATCAAGAGGCAATCAAAACAAAAGCAATGGAACTCGGCAATCAATGCGAGGAAATTGTCGGCGAGAAGGGTTTTGAAGTTTTGAAAGAGCGGGACGAACGCTACAAACGAGCAAAGTTGAAGGCGAACGGCCGAACACTTTACAAGCTAAAAGTTGAACCAATCGGCGCAACACCCGACTATATCATTGAGTTTGCTGACGGGGCGAGCGAGATATTAGAGTGTAAAACCATTGACATCAAAAATCAGGACAAAAGAGACATCAAGCTTGAACTTTACAAGTTGCAAGTGCAAACACAACTGCTTTGCAGTGGCCTGACAAAAGGGCATATTGCTATTTGCTGTGTTGAAAACGGCGAGGACATATATGAACCTGATTTGATTGAAGTGCTGGCAGATGAGGAATTGCAAGAGAGCATAAAACAGTCGGCGATTGCTTGTGCAAACTGGATGAAGTCGGTTGAAGATGGCGAGGCGAGCATTGACGAATATTACGACCCTTCAAACAAGAAAGATGTGGCCTGCAAGAACATGGCCGAACTGGATTTAGAGCAAATGTGCGCGGCGCTGGAAGATGCTGAATATAAAAAAACAATGTATGAATATCGTTATAATCAGGATTTCTTGAAAGCGGTTGTCAAGGCGACTGCTCGGCAGAATATTGAAATCAAGGGTTATACGATAAATTTGAAAACTTACAATCCGACTTATTATTCTGACAAGGATATTCCAGAGCTGGAGCAGTTAATTGAAAAGATAAAAAGCGGATTAAAAGTAGTAAAAACATCAGGAAGCACGAGGATGAGCGTGCTGAAAAATGTTGAAGAGGGTTTAAATGGTTAATATATGACGCAGTTAGTGATAACAAGTAATAGCAATGGCGCTGAAATATTGAATTTTTTCAGGCAAAAGGCAGACACGTATATTGCACAAGATGTTGTTGACGGAATAATTAATGAAAAGTATGGCACCAACAATGCATTCGGCGTCAAGATTGCTTTGTCGGCTTTTTTCAAGAAAAATTGCGATTCAATGGCGACAATATCTAAAAATTCTAAATTATGTTATTCGTTCACAGAACAACTCGTTCGGTTGCTTACAGCTGGCACAAAAATAGACAGCAGGTATTTATACGTTGCATTATATGGATTACAAGGTGATAATCCGTCAGTTCAACTCGGCTTGCAATACCAACAAGAAATTGATATACTGCATGATGCTGGGTATATGTTCGGGCAACCTGTATTGGTGCCAGCAGGACAAGAGGACAAGGTGTGTTCTGTTTTTAACGAGAACGGCGAGGAAACTTTGAAATATGAAGGACACCGCTGCACATTGTCATCAGAAAGCACGCTTGGTAAAAGTGATGAATATGGGAAAACCTTAAAACAGATAGCATATGCTTTCATCAACTATCAGTTTTATGACGCTCACGGGCTGCTCCACGTTGGCAAGTATGAAATACCGCTTGACGCTTTGGAATGCAGTGTGAACAGGACAAAGCAGCAAAACGATAATGCGGTTAAAAAAGGAAAATCAAAAAGCGCCAAAGTTATGTTTAGCGGTCTTTTCAGAATTGTTGAATCAGCATGTTATCATAGATTATACAACTATCTTATATTGCGCGATAACGATATGGAGGAATATGAAATTGGACAATCTTTTGAAAAAGAACAACCAAAACCAAAAGAAAGCATCGCGGAAATCACCAAACGCAAGGCGCTTGAAGATTTCAAAAAAGAAAAAGAACAAAAAGAACAAAAAATAAAAGAAGCCGAGCAGGTTGAAGTTGAAAAAACGACAGAGAGCCAGTGGTTGAGAAAACACAAGAACTTTGTTGACAGTGCGCAGGGAGATTTAGACAGATTGAGAAGCGGGGCGTTAACTTATGAAAATATGCACGTCGGGCCTGATGTGCCGACAGAACAAGACAAACAGGCGATAATTGCTTATGTCAATTCTAAAATTGCGGAAGCCGAGAAAGGCACCGAGACAAATGAAAAAGAAGGGATGTTTTAATGATTGATTCATGATTAAAGATGTGTTTTTACAAAAAATAAGAGGGGTGTCAACAAGCACCCTTCGGCATGGGCATTATTTTACGAGAGGCCAAGTTGCGAACGAGCCAGTTTTAAAGGATTTTTGTGAGAAGGTTTTGAAAAAAATTAAAGCACCTGTAAATCTTGATGAACTGACCTTGCATGAGGGCAAAGCAGTATTACATTTTTATGGTAGCGTTATCGGCGAGGTTGTAGTGTTCTATTCAGATTATGACAAATTTAATGATGGTTTTAGTGTTTAGGCGATATGGCAGTAAGAAGAGATCGTTTTTTACGTGAACTATTTGGAGCCAGAGAGGCGTTTCGTTCTTGGCTTGATGCATATCCGAAAAGAGTGAAGGATCACCTTGCTGGTTATAATGGTTGGGTGCTTGTTGATGGGAAAAAGCTCGTTGTAGATTGGGATGACCCAGTGGAAATCAACAACAAGATAAAAGATTTAAAAAAAATGTTAGGTGTTTAGTTTATGACTGATGAGTTTTTGAAAATTGATAAGTTTTTACTTGGCAAGGGGTTTTACAAAATCAACAAAGAACAGGAGAATAATACAATTTGGTGTATTTATTGGAAGGAGAACGAGAAAATAAAAGTTGAAATTGATGTTAGCAGCGCAGGCCACATCGGGCTGCGGGCGTATACAAAAACGCTCAGAACCATAGATTATCACTGCGTGTTGGAATGTACAACAGAATGGCGTTATTTAGAGGATTTAATGGAATTATTGGGGATGAAATTTTAGTTTTAATTTGTTTTGATTATGATTAAAAAATATATTAAAAAACAACTTCCTGTTGAGGCGGTTTTGTGGAATGGTGATAATTTTGAAGAAATAAAGGAATTTATATTATCAAAAAAACCTGATGAGATTGTTTGCAAGCCATTTAAGGAGAAAATGAGGTGCACAGACAGATTTAGCAGTTTTTATTACAATAAAGGCTCCGTTCTGTGTTATGAAAAAAAAAACGAGAAAGATGTGTTTAAATATGGCGATGATTGCTTGAATAACTATTCACGTTTCGGCATCCTGCCATTAGGTTATTATCTCTATTTTGATTGCGAGGGTGAATGTGGTAGCTTAAAAAAAGAAGAATTTGAAGCCGAATACGAGCAACAGGACAGCAACCACACTTCAAAACCAAGCGGTTTTTCACTGCGCGATTTAGTTATGCAGATAGCTCCAAAGCACATAAAGTATTATATTGAGAGGTTGGAGGAATATGGGTTTAAATTAGCAGGCATCCTTAACGCGAACATTACGATAGAAAAATTGTATTTTCCATTTACGGTGCTTGAAAATAAAAGAGGGGACCAGGTTTGTATTGTTGATAAGGATGGGCGCATAAGTGATGGCGACACAAGACGTGCATTTGAGCTCATATTGTCTGACAAAAGTGGTCCAACAGGAGATTACGCTATGAAAAAGAAAATTGAAGTAAAAAACAACAACTGGCGCGAGGCATTCAACGAACTCGTGGCTTCGTTCCCCGATGAAATAATGAAGAATACCAACCATCATGCAAGTTTGACATTATGATGATTGGTTAAAACGCAGGGCTAACTCACCTGTGCGCAAGGGTTTCGTGGCGTCTCACAAAGCGCCTTTTTAACCTGCGGTTTGAGAAATGTTTTTTTTATTTGTTATATGAATGAAAGTTTTATAAATTTTATAGATAGTAAATTGGTGGAAGTTAATGATAAAATACAGATTTTGTCTGATTATGTGGATAAGATTAAAAAGAGGTTCCCTGATGTTAGAAAGATGTCTATTGAGGAATTGTGGAAAATAAATTGCGGAAATATTATGGTTGATGATAGTTTCCTCATATTCAAAGATCGTGATGGCACAACTATATGTTTTGCCATCGGTAATGGTTCGCTGTATAGCGTTAGCGTGCGTAATTTAAGAGATAAATATGGTTATACGTTCAAAGGCAAATATACTAATGGAGAGTGTCTGATAGGCGAAGATGGGAAATATTGGAATGGACATGCTTGTTTATTAAATATTGCTTACGACAAGGAGTTGGCAGATTTTATTTTAAATAACAATTTGGAAATGACACAAGAAGAGTGTTTCTGTGTGAGAGATAAGGATTATTACGTCTTGGAGGATTATCATTATAATAAGGGCCCAATTTTTAAAGTTAATAAAATGTTATATGGCACTAAATATTCACGTTATATTAGCAAAGTTAAAATATCAAAAAATGGCGATATTGAGCTTATTGACTAAAATATGAAGGAAGAGCATCGTAAAATACTTGATGACAAAGCGCAGAATATAATCTTGCGGACAATGCGTCTGCCTGATGTCATGGCAGTTTGCAAGGAAATTCTCTGCAGGAACAAGATAACTTTGAAAATTGAGCGTAGACAAGCAGAGTATTCCAAGATGGAAGACGAGCACATTGCGGGAATTTTCTATGCAAAAGAAGATGGCGGATATGAAAACGATAAGAACGACGTGATTGTAATGCGAGCAGGATTAAAGTTGCAAGAACAAGAGGAAACTATTGCACACGAATTAGGACATTATTTCACGCACAGATTGAATATATTTGAAGGATATACAACAAAAGAGGAAGTAAAACTTGAAGAAGAAAAAGCGGACTATTTCATGCAAGAATTGCAGGTTTGGTTTGCGTTCAGGGATTTACTAAAAAAAAGAAAAGAAAAAGAAAAGGTTTTAAAGAAGGTGGTATGAAAACATTGAAAGAAAGAATGCTTGAACTTGCTCAGGGTATAAATTTTTGTGGTAATACAGGTGCAAAGGAACAATTCTTGAATAATATTAAAACTGCGCCAAATTGGTCTATTTCAAGAAATAGGTTTTGGGGCGCGCCAATTCCAATTTGGAAGAAAGAATATGTAAAACCGCCACGAGAAGTATTAAATGAATGGCAGAAACAAGGAATAAACCAAGTGCTGCTTGACAAAATAGGGAAACATAGCGGTCTTTATTATCACGTTGACAGGAACGAATTACTGGCGGTATTCGGAAGCGTTTTTGATTTGGAATTGTTTTTTTACAAGGATTACATCCTTGATTATTTAGATGGCAGAAATAGCGGCAAATATATTGTTTTACCAAAAGGTTATACAAGAGAACAGGTTGTAAATATCTATAAAAATAATGGTGAGAAAGCACTTTTTGAACCCGCCGATAAACAACCACCAATCGGCTTTCAAATAAACGATTTACACAGGCCTTACATTGATGAATTGGTAAAATACTACTCTGATGGCTCATGCCTAAAAAGAGTTGAAGGTGTTCTTGATTGTTGGTTTGAGAGCGGTTCAATGCCGTATGCGCAGGTGCATTATCCGTTTGCATTTAACGAGATAGAACATTATTTTAAAGGGTTTTAGGTATGAAAAAAAGAGAAAAATGTAAAGAGGAAAAGATGCACTTTTTAATGCAGTGCAAGTGGTTTGTTTTGTTTAGTAATGGTTTTTGTTGTTCCATAATACCAATGAAATGGATTGAAAAACCTCGCTGTTATGGCAGCAAAAGAACAGGGCGCAAATGTTATCTTGGTTATGTAAATGTTCGGGATTATTATAAAGGGTTTTAGATATGAGTATGAAAATGTTTAATAACGATATGATCGTGAAATTGTTTGATGACAACATGGAAGATTTTGATAGATTCCGTCAAAAATTGGAACGTTCCGTCCGAACGAATACAAGCGTATGATGCAGGCAAAAAAGTTGTTGAATTTTCGTTCTAAAAAAAACTAAAAATAAAAAAAAAAAACTTGACAATTAAAAAAAATACTATTATAAATAAGTCGTGGAAATGATTAAAAAAAAATACACAATCAACAACGTTGATGCTCGCCAGCAATGTGCCAAATCCATTAATTACTTGGACACCGACAAGGGCTTGGAGGTTTGGATAATCCAACCTGACAAGTTGAAAACCAAAGAGCAATGTGCGCTATTTCACACTGCGCTCGCGGAGTTTGTAAAATTGTTGCAACAAACTGGCGCCAAAGGTTGTGATTGGAATTTTGGAAGGTGGAAATATGAAATCAAAAAACGTGCAGAATTCTTAAACAGTCGCAAAGGTTATTTGTTTGCGCCTGACGAGGCGCGTGAAATTAACAGCCATTTGAATAAACTGCCAGCGGACATTAAAGACAAAATTTGCGATGCAATGCGGATGGAGACAAAAAGCATTAGTGAAGCAACATCCGCAGAAATTAGCAACTTGATAGATGTGTTGCAAATTACAATATTAGAAACCTTGCCAAAGGATATAATTGACACCAGCGAGATGCTGGCGGAAATGATGGTTAAAACAAAGAACAACCTTGACTGTTATGAGGGTGTTTTGTCGGAAAAACAGCAGAGGTTGTTGGAGTTGTTAAATGGATTTTGATATGAAGAAGGCGAAGCTTATAATAAATGGCTGCGAGATTGGCGACTCGGTCGGTTTTACTGAAATAAAACACGGTGAAAATAGCGGAGCAAATGGCGATGACGATGGGCTTTACCGCAAAGCTGTGAAAATTGTCTTGGAGGATAAAAAAACTTCAATTAGTTATTTACAAAATAAAATGGGAATTCGTTATATTGAAGCAGCAAGTTTAATTGTGCGAATGGAGAAGGAAGGTATTTTGTCGGCACCTGACAGAACAGGACATCGTGTTATTGTTTGTAAATATTATAAAAGATTTTGATATGAAGAAAAAAATATTAACATTTCTTATTGTTCCGCTGTATAATGCTATAGCATTATACACGTTGACAGCTGGATATTACGTCCATAATTGGTATATTGCTTTGTTGCCAGAGCAATCGACGTTGGTGTCGATGACGGAATTCATATTTGGTTTCATTGGATTTTGTTATTTTATTGTCTTTATGGCAGGTGAATGTATATCGTTCATGTTTAGCTTCTACTGCTTCGCTAACAACAGAGCTCCCGATTATGAAAGTTTGCGTGCTTTTTTTGAAAGTCGTTAATGGTTAGTTTATGATTTTTTTGGAGTATATAAGAAAGAGACAAATATGTGCAGTGGTATTGAACTTACTAGCTTGCGGATTATTCGTGATCAGTTGTTCTGTATTGGGCGTTGCGTTTCTCTTGCACGCGAACGGTTTATGTATAGTCATTAGTTTAATATGTAACTTTTTTACTCTTGTTCTCATGACAACGCCTACTTTCAGAAGATGCGCAGGTAATTTAGCGTATATTTTAACATTAATATTTGGAGCATTAGGTTTTTTTTATGGTTTGTGTTTATGATTTATAAAAGTATTAACGACCTTGATGAAGGTGTAAAAAATAAGTTGATAGGATGTTTATCTTTGATTATTTTTTCTACTATTAGAACTGGTGGTTTAAATAAAAAACAAGAAGAAACAATTAAAGAAATTCGTTTAGTTAGAATAGAAGGTGGAAATAGACAAATTAGAAAATTTTCTATTGATGAGTCACTTTTTGTAGGTTTTGATTATGAAATTGAGGAAACTAATTGCCCTGAATTTGGCAGCCCACTCAAAGAGAAATTTGCTGATGAATGTTATAACGAAAAATATGAATACAACACGGCACAAGCAGGGCTGTATTGGAAGGATTATAAATTGGTTTGAAGTTTTTATTATATGACAAGAGAAGAGTTTATTGATGCTGTAAATCGGTTTGAAAAGCTGGAAAGGACGCAAAGGGAGTTTAGCAATGAGCTTGATAAGGTGTTATGTAAATACACCGACAATCAAAATTGCACTTTTACATCATATTGCGCGCAAGCTTGCGAGCTGGGAATTTATTGGCTTGTAAGGTTTGCTTTTCCGAAGTTGACAGCAGAAGAAGTAGAAGCAGAGGTTGATTATTTTACTAGCGACTGCGATTATGGAAAAGATCCGCGCGATGTGGAATTTAAAGGCAAAGAATATCTGCTTGATGGTGCAGGGAGTTTTTATGATTATTTGAGTGATTTATGATTGAAGTTATGACAAAGTGTAGAGTTTTATTTTTAGTTGGTTTGATGGTGGCGGTTGGTGGGTGTGACGGTGAAAGCCCGAGTGATAACCTATATTGCGCAAATAGTAAATGCATACACAACGTAAAACACACTGCCCTTCCGTGTATTGATGAAGAAGACATAAGAATAAGACTTAGTATTATTCGAGAAAGAATGCAGAAGCGAAGATGCTTTACTTGTGCAGAATACCAAACATTGTTTTGTCGTGATATGATAAAAGGATATTAAAGAAGTAGTTAAAGGTTTGTTTTATGCGTGATTTTATGAGTAAAAAATGCGTTAGTGAAATTGGAGATTATAAAATGTCGGCGCAAATTGCCGATCATGACGGCTGGCTTATCTGCGATGGGCGTGAGCTTGGCAGGAAAGAATATGCAGAGTTATTTGCCATCATCGGCACAAGCTTCGGCGCTGGGGATGGGAAGACAACTTTCAACTTGCCTAATTTTAAGGATGAAACTACTTGGAAAAACAGGATGGCAAAAGATGACGGCTATATTACCGAGGGGGCACCACAGGTTGCAGGGTATGTCAAGGGTGATGATTTTGTTCCAGCAGGACACGAATTTGAAACGATGGATGTACCAAATCTATCGGTTAATGTGTTTATTTCAGCTAAAAAATTATGAAAACGAGTATTTTTAAGAAAATGGCAGGGTGGGAGATTAAAGAATACAAAATATGTCCGCATCCACATGGCGCAAGGAGATATACGAGGACATATTTCAATAGAAAGCTTCGGCGGTATTCTAACAGGATTAAAAAGTTGTTTGGTGGTTTGTTTTAATTGTTTGATTTATGAGTGATGAGAAACAAGGTTATGTAGATTATTCAATGTTAAAATTGGATAAATTGCGCAATAGGAAAGATTATGTAGATTGTTTAATGTTAGAATTGGATCATTTTAAGAAATGGTATGAACAAGATACAAGAGGTTTTGGTGGTAATCAGAATATGCTACGAATATTTGAGGGCGCGTTAACCGCCTTAACTATGATAAATTTTGATGGTTTAGACAAAGAACTCCAAGATGGTATAAATGAGGTTAAAGAAATTATGCTGATTTTAAGGGCGCAAAGTAGCAGTCCAACTGCTGGTTACACGTCACAAGCTGTTTGTGTATGTTATAAAGCATTAAGTATTTTAATTAATAAGTTGAAATGATTTGTGAATATGAGAAATGAAATGGGTTTTAATTTAAGTGAGTATTCAATAAATACTCCAGGAGATTATGGTGTTTTTGAAGGGTTGGCAAATGACGCAAGCACTGTAATTGGGACATTAAGCGATAACTTGTCTTCTACTTTGGATGATTTAGCAGATGGCGAGATATTATCTGCATGTTCTGACGTGGTTGGGACTGCTGGCAGTTTGGCTTGTGGTGTGATAGAAACAGGATGCGGGTTTATAACAAATACAATAGATAGTATTAGCGATTTTTTTGATGAGTGGTAATGTGTTTTAATTATTGTTTTATGAAGAATTATATTGTATTATTAGATTGCATTGGTTGTGTAGGAAATGTTATAGAGGTTGATGAAACCAATATAGAGCTCAAAAAAAAATTAGCTGATATTAGATATTGTGGTGATATAACTGAAATACCCGACACGATATTATATGATGGCGATACAAGTAAAAATAATAATTTGGTAAAGTGCATTTGTCTTGGCAAAAGTATGAGTATCAGTAGATATATTTATGTTTTTATGCGTGCGACGAATATGATTATAGCCATGCAGGTTTATTAATGCATAAATTTACCAAAGGTAATCGTATTAATAGATTAAAGATTATTTTAAAATTATTAAAATTTGTTTTCTTTTTTAAAATATGAGTAAAATAGACAATGACAAATATATGCTGGTGTCTGCCAAACAATTGAGCTATACTATTTCAGCAGAAAAAATGGTTGATTGCTGGTCGGAGTTGCTTCGTGGCATGGAAGAGATGACGATGTATTCCGAGGAGCAAATATATCAAATAGCAGTTAGAGCAAACAGTAAGGGGTTATCGCGTTTGGCAAGAGTAGCAGTAGACAAAAGCCGAAAAAACCACTTGCATGTGTTTACTAACCCGCATCCTATTTTTGATTTGGTCTTCAAAAAAGTAATAGAAATAGATTATGACCAACGAGATTTTTAGTGCATTAAAAGACAAACGAAACAGACAAGAGTATTTAACACCGTCTGAACTTATAGATGTTTGTTATGATTTGTTGGGCAACACAACTGGCAAAGTTTTGTTTGATTGTGCCACTGGTTCGGGACAATTATTATTCAAGCATAATGGAGTAAAAAAAGGTTGTGAGATCGGCGAGAATGGTTATAAAATGGCGCTTAAAAATAACGTTGATTGCGTGCTACACGATTATATTACATTGGATGATACAAATATCCAATACGATTATGTTATTGCCAATCCACCCTTTAGCATTAGAGCAAATGAGGAACAATATAACTATTTACAAAGCAGGTATTGTTTTCAATTTCAAAAAATAAATAAAATACTTGACCAATGGTTCGTGATCAAAAGTTTTGAAAAAGCAACAAAAGGGGTTTATATTTTATTTCCAGGGCTATGTTATAGGCAACAAGAAGACCTGTTTAGAAGATATTTAATAAACAACAACTACTTATCAAGCATATATTGGTTTGATAGTTGTTTGTTTGAGGATAAAAAAGTTAATGTTATTGTTATATTATTAGATAAAAATAAACTAAATAATAATATCATGTTCAGAAAATACAATGACAAGTATAAATTGGTAAAAGAAGAAACAAGGACGACGGAAGATATAAAGACAGCGGATTATAAACTTGAACCGCCTTACATAGAACAAAAAAAAGAACAAATAGACATTGATGCGGTAGAAGATGCCTTATATTTGGAGTTTTTAAAAGGACTAAAAAACGATATCGGTAATTTTCTTTTTGTAAAAGAGACCCTCGGGGGTTATAAACATTTTACAAAAGAGCGGTTTAAAACCGATTTAATACGGATAGTTGATAAAATTGTGTAACACCGAAGCGGCGCGGACAAGGCCTTTTTCCGCGCTCTACATAACAACGCGCCAACGTTGCCGTTCGGCCGAGTTCAAAACTCGTGTACCATGAAAGGCCTCCGACCCAACCTGGCAAGATCCAGATGTCACCGCCATTCAATCACTTGATTACTGATTGTGATTTATAATTGTCAACCGACATCGCTATAACGATAACGACACCAATATACTTATTGCATAATGCAATTATTGCACATTGCGAGGTGCAAATCTGCACATCGTAAGGGTGGTCTTGGAAGGGCGTGACCAACATGTGCTTTTTTGTTGTTTTTTCCATGTGCGCGCCCGCTATTTTAGGGGGGTTGCGGGAGTGTGCAGCATGGTGTTTTTTCCACCACTTTGCCGATGTCGGTAAATCGGCATCGGAATTGCGAACATTTCGGAAATTCCGAAAACTCAGTTATTTCCAAATTGGAAATATGTGTTTTTAATTCGGCCGAATTCGGCCGATTTAGATTATGCGTTTCAACAAAGTGGCAATAAGTCGCGAGAAGTTGTTTTTAATTCGGGCGAATTCGCCCGAATTAGATTGATATGTGCATTTTTTTTGTTTATATTGCAATGTGCA